GATCCAGCCGCGCCTCGCCCATCCGGGCCACGAGGACGGACGCAGGGAAGGCCTGGCGCTCGACAACGCCCACCAACCGTAGTCCGGGACAGACGATCGCGACCCCTCGCTCGAGGCCGCCGATCCCGGCGCAGAGGGCGAGGGCGGTTCGAGGCCGGGCACGTGCAGCCACGTCATGCCTCCACCGCCTGCGCGAGCAGGCCGACGACGTGCGCGGCGACCGCGCGCATGAGCGGCGGCGGCACGCAGTTGCCGATGCGCGCCCAGCGCGCGTGAAAGTCGCCCGAGAACCGGAACGAGTCGGGGAAGCCGGCGAGCCGCTGCGCCTCCTCGGTCGAGAGCGACCGGGGCTCGGCCCAGTGACACATCGTCGCGAAGCCGCGACCCCCGACCATCTTCACGATGGTGCGCGCGGGCTTGCGCGGATCGAGCTTCGACATGCCGAATCCGGACAGCGAGCCGACCGCGTCCTCGAGCACGTCGGCCGCGCGCTCGCCGGGCCGGATGCGGCGCCACAGTCGGCCGTATCGGTCGGTCAGCGCGAACGACTCACCCACCGGACAGTCCTCCAGCGCCTCGGCGACCGAGACCGGTCGCGCGACCGTCGGCTCCGGGTGCGACGGCTCCACGCCCAGGTCGTCGCGCACGCCGACGAAGATGACGCGCTGGCGCGACTGCGGCACGCCGTACCACATCGCGTTCAGCACGCGCGCGCGGACGCGGTAGCCGCACGCGCGCAGCGTCGCGAGGACCTCGTCGAAGATGGGCCGCATCTCGCCGACGACCATCCCGCGCACGTTCTCCATCACGAAGGCCCGCGGCCTCAGCTCGCGCAGCAGCCGCGCGTACTCGCGAAACAGCTGGTTGCGCTCGTCGCCGGCGTCGCGCGTTCCGCGCATCGTCGAGAAGCCCTGGCACGGCGGCGAGCCGTCGAGCACGTCAAGCTCCTCGCCGGGCGCGAGGCCCGCCAGCTCGCGGGCGCGCACGGCGGTCAGGTCGTGGATGTCGCCGTGGAACACGGGCGTGGTCGGGAAGTTCGCCCGGTACGTCTCGACCGCGTCGGCGTCCCACTCGACCGCGAGCCGCACCGTGCAGCCGGCGAGCCTGTAGCCGAGCGACGAGCCGCCGCATCCGCTGAACGTGCTGACGACCGAGGTCACGCTACCGCTCGAACGTGTGGCCGCAGCTCGGGCACGTCACGTGCGCCGTGATGGTGGTCCGGGGCTTGTCGGACGGCGCGCCCTCGGGGTCGTAGCCGTCGGGCGGCGCCGGGTCCTGGCGGTAGTTACCGAGCAGGTTGTCGAGCTCGACCTGCTCGAAGCCAAGCCCCTGGTACGAGCCGCCGTCCGCGCCGAGCCGGCCGAGCATGTCGGTCAGCTTGTCGAACTGCCACCCGCCGTTCATCACGTGTTGGTTGTCGGCGACGACGAACGCGTCGCGCTCGATCTCGCTGACGAACGCCACGCCGCGGACGACTGGCACCAGCCAGTCGACCTTTCCGGTCGCCGAGCTGATGTCCTCGGTGACGTTCATCGGCGGTCGCTCGCCGGCCACGCGGATCGTCTCCAGCGCCTCGCACCGACCGTGGCCGGCGACGAGCACGCCGCTCGCCTCGTCGATCGTCGGAAACGCGACGAACCCGAATCGGCGGAACGAGTCGACCAGTGACGGAATGTCGTGCTCCTTCGGGTTGCGCTCGTGCCGCATGCCGAGCAGCGTCGACAGGGGCATGCGCTCGAGGTGTACTTCGGTCGGGGCGTCCGCGGGCTTTTTCTTCGTCATCGGCTTGGTATCGACACGTAGCACAGCGCCCTGACGGCGTCCGTTACGTCGCTGGCGCTGGCATAGAGCAAGATGTGCGGGAAGGGCGACCCGGGCGGCTGCTCGACGCCCGGGGGCGGTTCGAACTCGCACTCCGGGACCGACGCCATCGCGCCGACGTAGGGCCATAGCTCGCGCCACCACTCGGTGCGCGTGTCGTGGCGCACGAGGAAGTCGAACCGCGTGTGGCGGTAGGCGTGCACCCACTGGATGACGCTGCCGCGGCTGTAGGGCGGGTTGACGTGCGTGCGCATGCGGCGCGACACGAACCGCGCGAGCTGCAGCCCGTCCTGGCCCTCCTCGAGCGAGAACGTCCGCGCGGCCACGATGTGACTACGCGGGTTGGAGCATGGGTCGAGGTCGACCGGGCCGATCGCCAGCGCGAGCTCGCGCGGCGTGCACCAGCTATCCCGGTCGGCCTCGACGTCGGTCACCGCGGCACGATCCCAGGACCCGGCACGCGCGTCGGTGGTGGTCGTTCGGTGCGACCGTCGGCGGCGACGGGATGCCGTCGACGCACCTCGCCGACGATGTTCTCGGCGACCTCGACCGACAACATCGCGATCGCGTCCAGGTTGAACGAGTCGGACCCACGACGCTCGTCGATCTGGGCGATAACCCCGGCCGCGATCGTAGCAGCGAGCCGCTCAAGGTGTTCGCGGTCGACGTTCACCGACGGTTGTCCTGGTACCCGCGGCCGCGCTCGTACGGCGGCCGGTCGTCCTCGCCGGGCGGCGGCACGTCGTCGCGACGCGCCGTGCTCGGCAGCTGGCGCTGTCCGCGGTTGTCGCTGCGGTCCGAGCCGCGATACCCGCCGCGGTCGTCGCGGTCGTCGCGGTTGGTCGACGGGAGCCTGCGCCCGTCGCCGCCGCCCTCGTTGTCCGGGGTCTCGCTGGCCATCGCGACGCGACGCATGCGCGCGGCGAACTCGGCCTGCTGCGCCGGGTTCATCTTGTCTTTCATGGCCACGCCCGCGCCGTTGATCCAACGCACGCGCGCGCGCATCTTGCCGTCGCGGTCGGCCTCGTGCTCGACGACCGCGGTCGCGACCGTGCCGCTCTTGCCGATCATCGACCCGAGCTCGGTCATGTCGTGGCCCTTCCAACCGAGCGCGCGCATGCCCTTGATGGTGTGCTCGGTGGTCTTGGGCGTGAAGTAGCCGTAGTAGGCGAGAAACCGTCCGCTGTACTCGCCATCGGCGATCACCAGCGAGATGCCGATCTGAGGGTTCCCCTCCGACGTGTATCCGAGCGTCGCGTCGGTGCACGCCACCGGGTACCTGCCTTCGGGGATGATCCCGACCTCGTCGTCGTTCTGTTCGTTCTGTCCGTTGCTCACGTTCGCTTGTCCCTTCCGCGGCTGTTACGCCGCTCCCTTGCTGTTGCTCTGTCGAAGCGTTTTTTCGACGTCCTCGATGATTGCCTCGATGCGGTCCGCGTCGCCCTTCGCGCCCTTCAGCCAACGCTCGACGTTGGACCGGTACTTGTCGCCCTTCTCCTCGCCCGCGCGCACGATCAGTCGCGTCAGGTACGCGACGCGGTCGTGCTCGGGGCTCGGCTTCTCGGTCGGCGACGGTGGCGTCGGCGCGCGGTCGTCCTTCGTCGGACCGACCTTCGCGGACGGTGCGGGGTCGTGCTTGCCGCCGCGCGGGGCCGCGTCATTCGCGGGCCGCTTGGGCTCGGTCCACTCGCGGGCCTCGCGTCGCTCGCTGTCGCGATCGCGGTGCAGGTTCTCGTACGCGGAGTCGCGTGCCCGCTCGTCGCGCTGGACGCGCTCGGCCGGTGTCGGCGCGCGCACCTCGTCGGCGACCTTGTCGGCGTAGTCGCGCAGCCCCTTGTCGGCGACCGCGTGCGTCGCCTTCGCGTCCTCGCGCGCGGGCTCGGTCGCCGGGGTCGACAGGTGCTCGCCGAGCAGGATCGGCACGAGGTCGCGCGCGTCGGCGGGCATCTCGACGACGTCGGCGAGGCCGATGCGGTTCTTCGCGTAGTAGGTCGCGCCCTGTCGCGTGCCGAGCAGCCGCTTGCCCGTGCTCGCGGCCTTCGCCTTGCGGTCCTTGTCGTCGAGCTTGCCAGCCTCGATCTCGTGGAACCCGTAGAACAGGTTCTCCGTCCACTCGGCGACGATGCTGGCGATGTGTTGGTTGCCCTTGATGACCCACTGGTCGAAGTCGGGCCCGCTCGGGTTCTTGAAGTTCTTGATCATGGCGTGCGCGAGCACGACCACGTGCATCCCGCGCCACGACTGCAGCCGGTCGAGCTTGCGCACGAGGTTGCGGAACTCCTCGGCCGCGGCCTGCTCACCCTTGCCGTACCCGTAGTCGAGGATCGACACGAGCTTGTTGCCGCCCTTGTTCAACTCGGTTTTGCGACCGCTGTCGCGATGACACACGTACGCGTTGAGCACGGGCTCCAGCCAGTCGAGCGTGTCGTACACGACCGTCTCGTAGTCGTGTTGCGCGTCGGTCAGAAAGTCGACGTGGTCGAGCACGTCCTCCCACCGCTCGGGCGTCGGCAGTCGGTCGGGCTGACGGCGCAGGTCGCGCGGGAAGCCGTTTTCCGGCGCCTCGAACACGGGCCGCGGGAACGACGCGCCGATCGTGGTCTTGCAGAATCCGACCGACGCGTAGATGCCGAATCGTGTCGGCCCCGCGGCGGTCACTCGCTTGATGTCTGACAGGTTCATCTGATTGCTCTCCTCTGCGCGCGAACCTACTCGCGCGGTGTGACAGTCGACGGACGCGGCCGGATTCGGTAGAGGGGAGACGCGGCGGGCTCGACGATCGAGCCCATGCACACCTCCCAGAAGTCGCAGCGGCGACCGTACATGTGAAAACACGCCTGCGTGTTGCGGGGGAACGCGAGCCGCGAGTCGACGTCGTCCAGCGCGCCGTTACCGAGCTCGCGGGCGCGCGCGTACAGACGGTCGATCTCGACCGTCGCCTCGACCAGGTCGTATCTCGCCTCGTCGAGCTGGCGCGATGTCCGGTACACGACCCCCTGTTGGAAGTACGCGCCCGGGTTGTCGGCGAGCTTCGCGACCACGCGTCGCTTGAAGTCTTCGACGGGCTCGTCCTCGGTGCGTTGCTTCGCGTACAGCCGCGGCGCGTCGGGCTTGCCCTCCTTGTCGAGCTTCCAGCCCGTGCCCGCGCAGTCGCTGCACGGGATCGGATCGCCGATGGTTTGTTCGATGACGCCAGCGCCGCGCTTGACCTCGCCGGCCTTCGCCGACCCGCCGCACGACTTGCAGCCCTTGCCCTGCGTGTACTCGCGCTGGTCCTCGGGCGTCGCGAGCTGCGGCGTCACGTCGGGCTTCGCCGACGCGTCCCACACCGCATCGCCGACCGGCACGTCGGCCGCGCGCGCGGCGTCGACGTACATCGACACCTGGCCGTTGATGCCGAGCTGCTGCCAGAACTCGGAACCGGGCGCGATGTCCTGCGTCGTCGACTTGTGGTCGACGACCGACGCGTGGTCGCGGTCGGCGAACTGGACGAGCGCGTCCTTGCGACCGGACATGAACCACCCGGGCACCGCTGCGCCGTCGGGGTCGATGAGCGGCACGCGAAACGCCGACTCGACCCCGCCCCCGACGAGCTCGAACTCGAGGTGCTGCCACCGCGCGTGGTAGCCCTCCATCATGGCCTCGGCGCGCGCGACGTCGTAGCGGTCGACGTCGACCGCGCTCGCGCCGTCGCGGATCGCGGCCAGTGCCGCCCCGCGCGCCTCGCCGACCTTCGACCACGGCGCGTCGCCACCGCCGGCGAGTCGCCACCACGCCTCCATGCCCTTGTGGTACATGCCGCCGAACCCGCGCGCGCCGTCGTCGCGCACACGTTCGACGTATCGTACGGCTTGCCAGTAGAACAGGCGACGACACGTCTGCAGCGTGTTGTACGAGTGGACCGAGATCGACGGCACGGCTAGAACGCCTCCATCGCGGCCTGCGCGGCGCGTGCGAACCGGCCGAACAACCCGCGGCGACAGTCGCCGCACGTGACCTCGCGAACCGCGACGACCTTCGCGCACTCGCGACAGCGGTAGTCGTGCGACTGGTCGACCTCGGCCCGCAACTGCGCGACCGCTCGGTCGAACGACGCGGTGTCGATGTCGCGCACGACGCCGTGCGAAAACGCGGCCGTGGGGATCGTTCTCGGTTCGTCGCACAGCAGGTTCAGCTCGCGCTGACGTTCGTCAGTCGTACCGTGCGGTTTAGGCGCGGGCGCGGCGTCGAGCGGGTCCTTCGCGTAGCGATGACGTTCGCGATCCATGGCGTCGGCGGCGGCGAGCGCCTCTTGAATCTGCTCGTCGCCGAACTTGTTCTTGCCGAGGAACAGCCGCGCCGCGGCCCACGCGCGAACGGCGCGCGGCGCGGCGGGGTCGCGACCCAACAGGATGAACAAACGTTCGTCGGAGTTGGCGATGTTGAGGCAGCTTGTCGGTTGGGAGATTTCGTCGGTCTTTCTCATGGGGATCGCTCCTTGCGACGCGAATAGCGTCACTGCCAACCCGTATACGAGACGACCATGACAGCCGACGAACCAACCGAGACGATCCCCATCCCCAAACGCAAGGGCGAGCCCAACAGCGTGAAGCTCGCGCGCGCGACGGCCAGCCGCGAGAAGCTGCTGATCCTGTTGTCGCGTCGTGGGCGACCGCGTCGCGGCGAGTCGCCACTGCCGCCCGGGTTCGGCCGGTGCGCGATCTGCCGGTGCGCGATCCCCGCCCGCATGCTCGAGGTCGACCACGTCGACGGCCGTCAGTGGGAGGTGCGTCGCGTGAACGCGTGGACGCGCGTCGCCCGGTACTGGCGCGAGCTGCGCGCGCGCGTGCGGATGCGCGCCCTGTGCAGCAACTGCAACGGTCGCACGGGCGCGACCCGTCGTTACGGTCGGAGGCGGTGGTGATCGAACTCGCCGCCATCGCCGAGGCGCTCCCCCGTCTCACCGGCGACGCCGTCAAGCTGGCCGTGCACCTCGCGGTCGAGCCGACCCGCAGGGTCGACGTCGCATGGGCGCGCGTCGCCGCGAGGGGGATCGGCACCACCCCGAAAATAATTTCTCGCGCGGTGCAAGAGCTTGTCTCCGAAGGGCTTCTCGACCTGACTGGTCGGGTCGACGTCGCGTCCGCGGCGACCGAAAGTCACCCCGATGTCGTAGGGTCGCGCGGGTCTGAGTCTGAGGAGACGAAGTCGACGAAAGACGAAGCGCTCAAGGCGACAGCCGACGAGCTGCCTCCCTGGGAGAGATCCCAAGATCCGGGAGGACGTCGACGCGCCAGCGTCGACACCGAGGGACGAAGTCCCGAGGTTTCTGACAACGCGCGCGGGGGCGGGCGCGCGGGCGCGCGATCCCCGCAGCCCGGTGCGCACCGGCGCGTGGTAGGGGCGTTCCACGCGGCGTTTCTCGCCGCGTACGAGGCGACACCGACCTGGGGCGCGCGCGAGGGTCGTATGGTCAAGGAGCTTCTCAAACTGCACGACGAGTCAGAGGTTCTCCGTAGGATGCGCGTGATGTTCGACGAACCGCGTCGCTTCCCGCCGCCGCCCTACACGATGGCCGCGTTCGCGACGCACTTCGACCTGTTCGCGGCGGTTCCCGCTCGCGGCGGGATGACGGGTCACCGCCGTACGGGCGAGGGCTACTACGGGTCGGTGACCGATGACTAGCCGGCCCGACTTTCGCTCGCAGCTGCCCTCGTGGTTCGAGGCGTTCGACCGACTCGACCCGGTGTCGCAGCGCGCGTGGGACGAGCGCGTGCGTCGGCTCGGCGTCGGCTCGGCGACCCCGGAGGACCGCGAGGTACAGGAGCGCGCGCGCGAGGCGCTCAGCAGCGGACGACCGCTCCCCGCGGCCGCGCGACGCATGCCCGGGCCCGAACTGGCGCCGAACGAGCGCACGTGGTGGCCGGACGCGCGCGACGACCCGGGCCGCATGGTGTCGTGCGGAATCCCGGTTCTGATCGCCGAGCAGCTCGCCGTCGGCGACGTGCGCGAGACCCGCAGCACGCGCGCGTGCGACCGGCACGGGCTGGACGGACGCATGACGCTCGTGCTCTGCGGCGACGTCGGCTGCGGCAAGAGCTTCGCGGCCGCGCGCTGGCTGTGGAGCGCGTCGCACGGCGCGAGCCCGCTCATCCGCCGGCGCGTGCTCGCGCGTCGCTTTCTGGAGGCGCCGATGCTGGGCGAGGTCCCGTTCGAGAGACGCGCGGAGATCGGCGACTGTCTCGCGCTCGTGGTCGACGAGGCCGGCGGCGAACGCGAGCACCTGCGCGGCCCGGTCGTCGAGCTGCTGGTCGCGCGCTACCGCAACCGACTGCCGACCGTGGTCACGACGAACCTGTCGCAACGCGACCTGTGTCAGCTGTACGGCGCGCGGTTCGAGGACCGCATGCGCGAGGTTGGTCGCTGGGTCGTCGTGTCGACGAGCGCGAGCGAGTCGATGCGTGGGGGCTCGCGATGATGTCACACCCACCCGTTACTCGTGGTCGCGTGTCGACACATGTCGCCGATGATCCCGAACAGCAGGCGCGGCTGCTCGGCCTGATGGCGGTCCTCGCGCTCCCGCCGCTGACCACGTCGGACGGCGACACGCGTCGCGTGCTGGTGGAGGTCGAGGTCGCGCCCGGTCGCTGGCACGCGGTCGACTCGTGCGTGATCGAGTCCGACCGACTCGTGCTCTCGCACGGCGTCAACGGTCACCGCGTCGAGTGGGCGTTCTCGCGCGCCGAGCCCGTGCCGCGGTGGCGCATGCCGCGCGAGTCGGCGCGCGTGGTGGTGACGCCGTGAAGTATGCCAAGCAACGCGACGCGAACGAGGTCGAGATCGTTGATGCCCTGCGCGCGGTCGGCTGCACGGTGACCAGGCTCGGCGACGCGGGCGTGCCCGACCTGCTGGTCGGTCGCGACGGTCGCACGTACCTGCTCGAGGTCAAGATGCCGATGGGGCCGCGCGGCGGCGTGCAAAGGCACGGCGCGAAGCCCGGCGGTCGCGGCGACCTCACGCCCGCGCAGGTCAAGTGGTGGGACGCGTGGCGCGGCGAACGCGCGCACGTGGTTCGCTCGGTCGCCGAGGCGCTGTTCGCGGTCGGCATGTGTTCGCACGATTCGGATGGTCGTCACGTGTTCGTCGGTCACGACCGGCAATGCGTCAACTGTCTCGCGGAGGTTCGCTGATGTCCGAAGTGTCCAGTCGTCTGCCTACGTCCATGAAGTACATGTGCATGCCCGGCCGTGAACCGCCGGTCATGAACCTTGGCGACTACGTTGCGTATGGCGACCGCGACCCGATGCTCGCGGGATTGGTCGACCGCGGCTTCGTGTCGACCGCCCCGACGCAGCTGCGCGGACTGCTCGCGTGGCTGCAGTGCTGCGGCTTTCAGGTGCTGGAATGGACGCATCCGCCGCACGGACGCGTGTGGCTGCTCGTTCGCGACGTCCGACGGACTTACGAGGAGTGCTCGCGACTCGACGCGCTGTTGTGCGCGGTCGGCGTCGACGTTCGCTCCGCGGGCGGTCGCTTCGAGATCGAGTGTCGCATCGACCCCGCGTACGGCGCCGCCATCATCGAGCTCGGCGGCGTGACGACCGAGGACCTTGACCTGCCCGGCGGCGTGCGACTCGAGGTCGACTGACGTGGCGACCTGCAGGTCGTGCGGCGCGCAGATTGAGTGGGCGACGTCCGAGCGCACGAACAAGCCGATCCCGTTGAACGTCGGCGCCGATCCGCGCGGAAACCTCGCGGTGGTCGCCGGCAAGGCGCACGCGTACGGACCCGAGGACGCGCGGCTGATTCGCGAGCGACGCACGAGTCACTTCGCGACCTGCGTCGACGCCGAGCGATGGCGCGGGCCCAGGTAGACCCGGACGCCGAGCCGCGACTGCGCGAGCTCGCGCGCGGCGACGTCGCGGCGATCGTATGGCCGGTCGGCAGCGAGTACAGCGACGTCGACCGCGCGCTGCGCGGCGAGGTCGTGTTCGTCTGCTATCGCGGCGAGTGCCGCGGCGACTACGCCTACGTCCGCGTGGTCGACCCCGACACGCTGCGCGAACTGCCCGGCGGTCCGTACGTCGTGGTCGACGTCCAGGTCGAGGCCGTCGTCCGCCGGCGCGCGCGACAGGTCATGACCCGCGAGGGCGTCGCGGTCGACCGCGAGGGCGACCGACTCGACCCGCTCGCGCGGCTGTCACCCCCACCGAGTAAACCAGACCCGTGAACGAACGACAGGCCAAGAGGCTGACCAAGGTCAAGCGAATGATGCTCGACGCGGGATGGCCGCAGAATCTCGTGGACGACTTCGTCGCGAAGTTCCGAGCGCGCTGGGTCCGCGCCCCGCACCGGTGGAGGGGTCGCGCGATATACGCGATTCGCACGCCCACCGACAATTGGCCGCGTCGCAAGGACGTTCTAGTCGGCAACGTGATGCCTCGCTTCTTCGTCGACGACCCGCATAAGGCGGCGGTGTGAGCGATCGACGCATCGACATCGTGTTGCGCGTGCGCGGCGACCTGGGCGCGGTTCGCGTCGACCGTCGACAGCTCGTCGCGCCCGTCCTTCGCTTCATGGTCGCCGGGTTCGCGGTCGCGTCGGTCGCCGCGCTGGCCTACTCGATCTCGACCGGCGAGCGCTGGGCGCAGGGCTTCGGGTTTGCGCTGTCGACCGCCGCGTGCGCGTTCGACGCCCTCGCGTGGCGCGTCGCCGCGCACCGGCTCGCGCTGATGGTCGCGACCGCGGTGCATGGCAGGGAACGCGGGGCCGCCGCGATCGAGGTGCCGTCCCCGAAGGGACCGCCGTCGTGACCCGCGCCGAGCTCGACCTCGCGCGTAGGGTCCGCGCCCGCATGGTCGGCGACCTGCTGTCGTGCACGTGCGGCTATCCGATACACGACCACGGCACCGACACAGGCCACGCCGAAACGTGTCAGTGCCATGCCCAGGCGATGGTCGCGCGGGCGTCGCGACCGCGTCGCGACCGGCCGTGTTCGAGGTTCGATCACGAGTTCGTGCAGGAGACCCGCGCCGTGCACGATCCGCACGGCGTCAACCCCAACCGACCGCACGTCGCCGTGGTCGACGATTGGTGCACGACGTGCGGATGGTCGTGGCGCGAGGTCGAGGCTCACGCCGCGGCCGTCGAGCTGATGGCGACCTTTGGCGGTGAGTCGTGAGACTCGACGTCGACGCCGTATCCGAGTCGACCGAGCGCCTCGACGAACTGGACTCCGAGCTGTCGGCGGTGATCCAGTCGATCGAGGACGAGCTCGTCGACCACATTCGCACGCGCATCGTGCTGGTGGTGAGCGACTTTCCGTCGCTGCACGGCGACAAGCTGGAGACGCACTCGATCGGCGTGGCCAAGATCAGCGACCGGTGGCGACTCAGCTGGGACGGCAACCCGCTGACCTCCGCGCCGCGCGGCATCCGCAGCCGGGTGCTCGCGCTGGGCGTCATCGACCGGCTGATCGAGGCCGCGCCGGCGCTAGTCGCCGCGCAGATCGACGACCGGCGCGAGGCGCTCGACAAGGCGCGCGAGCTGCTCAAGGCGCTGCGCGGGGTCTGACCGTGGCGAGCGCGTACGGCACCAACCGCAACATGACGTGCCCCGCGTGCGGACTCGCGTACGACGACATGCGCACGGGATTGTCGTTCAAGCAGGCGCGTCGCGACATCATCGCGATCGGCGTCGACCGCAAGACCGGTAAGACGAAGTACGGCCGGCGTCACGGCGTGCTCGGCTACATGCACGAGCTGAAGATGATATTATGGGACCAGCACGTCGGGATATGCACCGACGCGGCCGAGCTGGCGCAGCGGAGGTCGGCGTGAACGCCGCGGACCGCGCATCCCGCGGCCGATGCATCGCGTGCGGCGACCCGTGCGCGGTGTACTTCTGCGACGACTGCGGCGTGTCGCAGAATCGACGATCGCGCGAGGACGACTCGCGCACGCGAACCGCGACATCGCGCATGCGTCGACTTGCGCGCGCCGGCCACCGCCTCGCCGAGACGATCGAAACCGCGCCGGTCACGACGCGCGGCCCGCGATGGTCGACGTTTTGTCGTCAGTGGTTGATGGTCGGTCGCGCGATGGTCGAGGTCGGGCTGTGACCTGTACGCCGTTTCGATTGCCCGACGGACGCATCGCGGGGTTCGTGTGTATGCGCGGACCGCGACGCGACGCGAAGCCGTGCCGGTTTTGCGGCGCGTCGTCGACGAAGCTGTGCGACGAGCCGCTGCGCGACAAACGCGCGGGCGCGACGTGTTCGGCGCCGATGTGCGACCGGTGCGCTACCGTCATCATGGTCGATTCGTCGAAGTCGATCGACCTCTGCCCGCCGCACGAGCGCGCCCGTCGACCCGGCCTCGAGCTCGCGGCCGAGTCGCTGCGTCGCAGGAACGAGGCGCGCGCGTGGTTGCGAACGGAGAAGGACCGCGAGGCGCGCGAGGTTGACGACCTGGACAAGGTCGACCGCGATGCGCTGATCGCGATGTTCCCCGACTGGCAACGCGTGTCCGAGAAGGGCGCGGACGCGTTCGCGGTCGATGCGCGGTCGGCGACCATCGAACGCACCGAGGAGCTGTGCGGGTCGTTTCAGCAGTCGAACGACGGACACCGCGTCGGCGCCGTGGTCACCGGCGAGATGCCGTCGACGATCGCCACGGCGTCGATCGCCGACAAGGTCGCGCACGTCAAGCGCGCGGGACAGACGCGCGACCACGCGTGTCACTGGCCGACGTGCACGCGACAGGTTCCGCCCGCGATGTGGGGCTGTCGCGAGCACTGGTACATGTTGCCGCCGGGCATCCGCGATGCGATCTGGCGCGCGTACGCGCCCGGCCAGGAACAGACCGGCCGACCGTCGACCGCCTACGTCGACGCTGCGCGCGCGGCGCAACAGTGGATCGAGGAGGTCGGACTAGACGTCGAGCGTCGACGCGCGACGGGTGGCTCGGCGTCGTGGGAGCGCGCGGTTCGACGCGTCGAGAACAAGCGGAGGCCACGGTCGTGATCGCGCGGTTCGTCGTGGTCGCCGTGTTGTCGTTGTTCGCGTACCCGCGACAGCCGGTCGCGCGCGTGCTCGCGGCCGCGTGGGTCGCGGCCGAGGTCGGCGTCGAGCTGCGCGTGTCGCCGGCGATCCTGGTCGCGGTCGCCGAGCACGAGTCCGACCTCGAGCCGTGCGCGGTGTCGTTTCGGGCAGCCGGTCGACGCGTCGACGTGGTCGCGCCGCGGTGCTGGGTCGACCCGCGGTGGCCCAGGCCGTACGTGTGCGGCTACCTGCAGGCGATGTACGGCGACGCGAACACGTGCGGACGCGCGATGCGACTCGACGGCGCGATGCGGGCCGGCGCGTTGGAGCTGCTGGAGTGGGCGGCGACGTGCCGCGGCGACGCGGCGTGCGTGCTGCGCGGTCACGCGGGCGGGACGGCGTGCGCGCTGGACGCGCGCGCGTGCACCGGACCGCAGCTCGCGTTCGCGCAACTGTTCGCCGGCCGGGCGATGTCGCTCGGCTGGCGCGGACCAACCATCGAGGAGTGAACGTGGACGACGACAACGAGACGAGTGGCGCGATCGAGTTCGAGGACCGCAGCGGCGAGCAGCCGGCCGAGGTCGAGCGCGCGAACGGACACGCGGGGGTGCACCCGACGACGCAGGTCGCGCGCGGCGTGCGGTGGACGAGCTACTACGTCGACGTCGCCTGGATTGACCAGGGCGTCGCCGTGTTCGACTGCGCCGTGCCCGGACCTGCGTTGTTCAAGCGCGCCGTTCGCGTCATGCGCGAGAGCAGACTGTTCGGTCCCAACGGCGAGACCAGCGAGCGCGTGCCGAAACTGCGGCTGCTGTTCTTCGTGAACCCCGACTCGCCGCCGATCCCGTGTCGGTTCGTGATCGCGAGGAACAAGGTCGGCGACGGCGACGAGTTCGGCGAGGCGGCCTGCGCGATCGTGCCCGAGGGGTCGACCACGCCGTTCGTGCCGCGCGACATCGCGGTCGCCGAGAACGGCGATCCGATCGCGATCTTCCAGATCCAGGGCTTCGCGCCGCCGAGCTGGCAGCCGACGGTGGTCGACCTGGGCGGCGGCGTCGCGGCGTCCGAAGTCACACCGACCGAGTAGGGTCGCGACATGGCACACGATAAGTTCCCGAGTCAGATGGTCGCCGTGGTCGACGGCGTGAAGTACGTACCCACGGTGTTTCGCGTGCTCGCGCGCGACCCCGACACGAACGAGCCGACCCGCGTCGAGGTCGAGCGCGCGGCGACCGACCGGTCGGCCGCCGACGTCGTGGTCGCGTTCGCGCCGGCGAGCTGGAGTCGGTTGTGAGGATCCGCGAGCGACTTCGGATCGGCGCGGCCGACCTGTCGGCGGCGGTGATGCCGGGCGACTCGGTCGCCGTGACCATTCGACACGAGACCGGCCAGGCCCGGTCGCACACGGTCGAGTTGACGCTCGCGGAGTGGCGGTCCCTCGAGCGCGTCGTCCAGGCGCGCGAGGCGCTGCAGGCGCTGTGCGACGAGCTCGCGCAGGACGTCGCCGAGGGCATCGCGGGCGCGGGCGCGGGCGACGTGCTGGCGCGGCTGGCGCCGATCCTCAAGACGTTCCCAGAGGCGGCGTAGTCGTGGACGACCTCGCGCCCGTCGTCGTTCTGTCGCTGTGGGTCGTCGTGTTGGTCGGCCTCGACCACGCGTCGCGGCCGAGCGCGACGCGTCGCACGATCGCGTTGTGGACGGTCATGATGCTGCTGGCGATCGCCGGCGCCGAGCTGGTCGAGCGGCTCTCGTCGTGACCAGCCCGTACGACGTCGCAAGAAGCGGCGCGGATGGTAACCATCACGGAGGACACATGAGCAACGCGAGCAGGCACATCAACAGGCGGACCGAGCTGCCCGAGCACGCCAAGGTGCGGGGCAAGATCTTCCACCGCGTCACCGTCCAGGCGTCGGACTTCGACGAGTCGGGCTGTCCGCGCACCGTACGGGTGTTGCGACCGGACGACGTGCCGACCGTCGACAGCGACGAGACGAAGTTCTACGTCATCTACGTGCCCCACAACATGATCCCGCCCGAGGTCAACTAGCCATGTTCGACGACTGGGATCGATTCGCGCACGTCAACGCGTGGCTGTACGAGCTGGTCGAGCTCGCGGCCCGTCGCCACTACGAGGTCGAGCGCTCGGTCGCCGAGTGGATCGACCTCGGCGGGGAGGGCTAGTCGTGGAGCCCCACTGCGGTGCGTGTCGTCGCCCACTGACGCCGACCACGGTCTATGGCCAGGTCGTCATGACCTGCGTCCCGTGCGCGGCCGCGATGCGGTGCGGCTGTGACTCGGCCGACTGCAACGTTTGCCACCCGCCGCTGGTCGACGTCGACCACGCGACCGCGGCCAAGGTGCGCGGCGCGCTCGAGGTCGCGTTCCGACAGGTGCGCGCGCGGGGTCACGACGTCGGGATCGCGGACGTGATGGCGGCCCTCGCGCCCAGCATCGCGATCCACTATCGCGTAGTCACCGAGCTCAACGAGCTGCGCGCGCGGATGGACAAGATGCGCGTTTTCGTCCACGACGTCGCGACCACGTCGATGCACTCGCTCAGCAACGCGAACATGGCGTTGTACGTGCTAAAGCGAATCGTCGTCGACGCTCTCGATCTGGAGAGTCGATAATGGCCGTCGATTACGCGCAGTTCGTGCTTGACCTGATCGGCGTCACGACCGAGGGCGCCGAGCTCGTCGAGGCGAGGCTTCCGGTCCCGTCGTGGGCGACCGGCGCGGTGCTGCAGGTCGTCGACACCGGCGGCGGCCGTCGCGAGGTCGCGACGTTTCACGTTCCGCACCTGACCGGTCGGCCGGTCGACTTCGAGCACGCCCAACGCGAGCGCGACATCGCGGTAGCGATCGCCGCGTTCATCCGCGGGTTCGTCGTCGCCGACGCGCCCGGCGCGCTCGCCGCGCCCGAGGAGTTGAGGAAGCTGCGCGACCTCTGCGGCGTGGTCGCCGACGCCGTATTGGAGCGGTTCACCGGCGCGGTCACGCGTCGGTGGTCGACGGACCCGGAGAACCCGCTCGAGGTCGTCGAGCGCGAGGCCGCGCGCCTGCTCAAGCAGACGCCGGAGCCGTCGACGCTGGTCGTCGACCTGCGCGGACACCGCTACACGGCGACGCTGAACACGTCGCGCCGCGGACTGCACAGCGGACGACCGACCTACTTCGTCGGCTGCGCGACGTGCAGGACGACGGTGCACGCGGCGACCACGTCGACGTCGCCTACCTACTGGGAGCGAGTGCATCTCGACGACGTCGACAGCAACGATTCGCTCGCGCGTCGCGTGGGCATGCCGGGACCGACGCGATGAGCGTGCAGTGGCAGGCCGTTGCGCCGATCGTGTCCGGTCCGGGAAGTCACCTCGTGGTCAAGCTGTGCAGGGCGAGCGACGACGGCATGCGGGACTACGACGTGTTGACGATGGACCTCGACGACGACGAGTCTCGACACGAGGTGTGGAGCATCTTCGTGACCGGGGATTCATCGGGTCTCTGGCTGATGGAGCGTCGACTCGCGCGATACGTCGAGCGGATCGCGTCGTGGGTCGCCTCGCACGGCGAGGTCGTGCACGCGGCGCTGGCCGACGGGATCCGCGAACGGTTCGTCGAGGCCGACGTGATCACGCTTTCGACGACCGCAGCCCCGGGCGCGTGCGCGTTCTACGAGGGTTCGCCGTGGTGACCGACGACTAGGTGTGCACGAGGCCGACGACGGCGTGCACGCTGACCGAGCCGATGCTGCGCGAGCCGTAGGCCTCGACGTTGTAGGTGTTCCAGTGGACGTCGAGCTTGATCGCCTCGACGGTCTCGACGATGCACCGCGTGGCGTAGGCGACGTCGTCGGCCTCGCGCGAGGCGACCGCCGAGTACGTCGGATCGGTCTCGCGACACCCCGTCGCGATGTTGCGGTACGTCGCCTCGCTGGCGCCGAGCTTCTCCTCCACGTCGGCGAGCAGGGCGGCCTTGTCGGTGGACTTGTTGTAGTAGGACCAGGACATGGGTCGGAGGTTATCACGGGTCTGGAACCCGGCCGCGTCGCGGGCTAGGCTCGGATCTGACGTCACCCGACGCCATACGAACCATGCCCAAGGTCCCGCCAGAAACGAAGGCCCGCCAGCTCGCCGAGACCGAGGAGGCGATGGTCAAGCTGCGCAGCGAGTTTCGCATCCTCGACCACATCGGCCGCAAGTGGTCGGTCGCGCCGCGAACGGTGCAACGCTGGATGAAGGAGGTGCGCGACCGCTGGCGCGCCGAGGCGAGCGCGCGACCGTCCGACGAGATACGCGACCAGCGTCGCGACGACATGCGCAAGACCCTCGGCACCATCGTCACCGAGGCGATGACCCGCGTCGTTCAGGCGAAGGACGGCGACGGGAAGTGGCTGGTCGACGAGAAGGGCAAGCCGGTCATGCGGCTGCTGCCGGACCTGCAACGCGCGCTGCACGCGCTCGCCCAGCTGCGCCACCTCGACGGCCTGGACGCGCCGCAGCGCGCGGAGATCTCGGTCACTGGGGTCGGCGACCAGCTGCCCGACCTCGCGGCGCTGCCCCAGGCCGCGCGCGACGCGCTCGAGGCCGGCATCACCGCGCTCGCGCCGAACGGCGACCTGCGACAGCTCGCGGCCGAGCTGTTCGCGGTCCGGGCGCGCGAGGCGAAGGCGAACTAGTCGTGGCGCTGCCGACCTTTCAAACGTGTCACCGCACGTGCGACGGCCAGGGCACGTGCGAGTGCCTCGACATCAAGCGGTGCAAGCTGCAGGGCCACCCGCTGTTCGAGGCCGAGGTCGCCGCGATGATTCGACGTATGCAGGCGAGGGAGCTGTCGGGTCGCGCGTGGCAGCCGCCGCCGCGTCCGCGACTGCCCGAGTAGCGTGGCGACCGCGGACGACCGCGCGAGCCGCGAGTACGCGCGCGCGGTGAGGAACCCCGCGATGGCCGCGATGGCGATCCTGCGCGACCGCGCCGAGCTGCGGCTGATCGACTACGTGCGGCTGACGTGGCACCGCGTCGACCCCGGCAACCCGTTGCGCGTGTCGCGCGCGATGGAGGCGATCTGCGAGCACCTCGAGGCGGTGCACGCCGGGCAGATCCGCAACCTGCTCATCAACTGCCCGCCGGGCATGTCCAAGTCGTCGCTCGTCGACGTGTTCTTTCCGTCGTGGGAGTGGGGTCCGCGCAAGCGACCGGACCTGCGATACATCAGCTGGGCGTACGGCGAGCACCTCACCGAGCGCGACAACGAGAAGGGCGCGAAGCTGATCAACGCGCCCGAGTACCGCGCGTTGTGGGGGCCGCGTCGCGGGCCCGGCGACGTCATCGTGTCGGGCTTCGACTGGGACCCGCGGCAGAACACGAAGGGCTACTACAAGAACAGCAGTGAGGGCTTTCGCATCGCGTCGGGCGTGCGCGGCATGGGCACCGGCGAGCGCGCGGACCGACTCATCCTCGACGACCCGCACAGCGTGATGGGCGCGCGGTCCGAGGCGGACATGAAGTTCACGCGCGATTGGTTCACGTCGACGCTGACCTCGCGCGTGCGCAACGCGAACCCCTACCCCGAGGTCGTCGAGGGCGTGCTCGTGCAGCCGTCGTCGACGATCGTCATCATGCAGCGGCTCGCGCACGACGACATCAGCGGGTTGATCCTGGAGGCCGAGCTCGACTTCGAGCACCTGCTGATCGAGATGGAGTTCGAGGGCGACGCGCACCCGGTCCGGGCGCGCAAGTCGAAGAAGACGGGCAAGGCGGCGTGGCGACCGAGCAAGATCGGTTACGTCGACTGGCGGTACGCCGAGGTCGCGCGCGCCGACGCCGCGATCGCCGCGTTCGACCGCGCGCACGCAGGCGACGAGGGTTCGCTCCTCGGCCTCTGTCGGTTCTGGCTGCTGGTCGGTCGCGACGTCGCGATGCTCGCCGACCCCGTTCGGTTCTCGCGCGCGGCCGTCGAGTCGCAGCGCGAGGTGCTGCTGCTGACCGTCGGCACGAACGCGGTCGCGGCGCAGTTCCGTCAGTATCCCAGCGAGGGGAGCGGCGACATGTTCAAGCACGAGGACTGGCAGTACGTCGAGCCCGACCAGGTGCCGGCGCGACGCGTTCCATTCGACGTGCGCGGCTGGGACCTCGCGGCGTCGACCGAGGCGACCAGCGACGGCACCGGCTCGGTGCGGATGCGGTGGGGCGTGGACGGAAACTTCTACGTCATGCACGCGCACCGCGTGCGGCTCGGGCCCGGCGGCGTGAAGACCGAGCGCGAGCTGCGTCGCACCGAGGACGGTCCGCGCACGGTGCAGGACTTTCCGCAGGATCCCGGTCAGGCTGGCGTCGACCAGGTGCGCGGCTTCGCGGCCGAGGCGCCGGGCACGGTCACCGCGAGCTCGCCCGAGTCGGGCAGCAAGGTCGTGCGCGCCTCGCCGCTGTCGGCGATGCAGCAGCACCACCGCGTGTTCCTCGTGCGCGGCCCGTGGAACGCCGAGCTGGTCGAGGAGTACGGCAACTTCCCGAACAGTCGCATGAGCGCGCTCGTCGACGCCGGCTCGCGCGCGTTCAACCGGCTCGCGAGCATGCGCCACCAGGTCGTGCCCGGCGGGTCGGTGATGATCGACCCCGGCAAGGACACGCCCGCCGACCTCGAGCAGCGCGCCGAGAAGATGCGCGAGGCGATGAACGGAAAGCCGCGGCACAACCCGAACTACCGCGGGCCCGAGATCGACGACGAGGTCGACGACGACAACGGGTCCGCCTGGTAGCGCCGCTGGACTCGCCGGGCCGCAGCGGGCATCCTCGCGACATGGCAGCAGCCGCCCCACGTCCGCGCCGCGGCGGCATCGCGAAGGAGTTTCTGACCCGCGTCGCGGACTTTTTCCGCGTCAAGCCCAAGCCGCAGCAGCGACAGGGCGTCGGCGGCACGAACGCGGTCGGCGGCTTCCTGGTCAGCGCCGAGTCGAACGCCGACCTGACGTACGGACCGCAGCGGTTCAAGACGCTCAACCAGATGCTCCTCAACACGGGGATCGTCGGGGCGTGCAGCCGCTACTACCTCGCGATGGGTTCGGGCGTCGGCTGGACCGTCGAGCCGCCCGACGTCGACAACCTCAAGGCGATCGGCAAGGCGAAGGGCGGCTCGATCGACCAGGCGAAGAAGTACGCCGAGATCGTCGACGACGCGATTCACGACATGGAGATGCCGTGGTCGAAGTTCGTCAAGGGCACGCTGCTGTTCCGCCTGCTCGGCTACTCGGTGCAGGAGTGGGTCGCGAAGCGACGCGCGGACGGCAACATCGGGTTTCTGACGATCGAACGTCGGCCGCAGTGGACGATCGAACAGTGGGACATCGACGAGGACGGTCTCGTCGCCGGGTTCGTGCAGCGCGTGCCGTACTCGGGCCAGCTACTGTACCTACCGCGCGACAAGGTCGTCTACGTCGTCGACGACACGGTCACCGATCAGCCCGACGGCGTCGGTCTCCTGCGCCACGTCGTCGAGACGAACCGCCAGCTGAAGCGTCTCGAACAGCTCGAGGGATGGGGCTACGAGACCGACGCGCGCGGCATACCCGTCGGCTCGGCGCCGCTCGGCCTGCTCGCGCAGCTCGTGTCCGAGGGCGTCATCACGCCGGCCGAGCGCGACCGTCGCGTCCGCGGCATCAACAACATCGTCGCCAACCACGTCAAGAATCCAGGTCTCGGTCTCGTGATGGACTCGTCGGTCTACACGGACATCGGCCCGCTGCAGACCCCGTCGGCTCAGAAGATGTACGGGCTCGAACTCCTGCGCGGCGACGGCGCGGGCCTGCACGAGATCCACGAGACCATCGTCCGCAAGAACGAGGAGATCGCCCGCGTGTTCGGCCTCGAGCACGTGCTGCTGGGCGCCGGCGGTAAGGGCTCGCTCGCGCTGTCGCAGGACAAGACCGAGCTATTCGCCCAGCTCATCACCGGCACGCTGAACGAGCTCGCCGACTGCTACCGCGTCGACGTCGTCGGCACGCTGTTCGACCTCAACGGGTGGGATCGCGACCTCATGCCGCGGCTCATCCCCGACAAGGTCCAGCTGTCCTCGGTCGTCGAGATGATGAATGCGATCGTGCAGCTCAAGCAGGCGGGCGCGTACATGCCGCCCGACGACCCGGTGTTCGGTCAGATCCGCGACATGCTCGGCGTCGTCGGCGCCCCCGTCATGCCGCCGCAGATCGTCGGTCCGCTCGGTCGACCGATCCCCGCGCCCGGTCAGTCACCGTTCCCTGGCGCGCCCGGCTCGCTGCCCGGCGCCCAGCAGCCGCCCGGTCAGGGCTCGCCGAACGTGACCCGCGCGCTCGACGGCACCGAGAACACCTCGCGCGCGCAGGGCGCCGACGCGCCCGGCAGCTACGGTACCGTCGACCGCTCGCCCGTGCCGCAGTCGGGCGCGCGCGGCAACGAGTCGCCGCTCGCGACCGGCACGACCGACATGGCGACCGGCAACAGCGACCAGCCCACGCCGACGATGGACGCGACCGGACAGCCGCGCGACCCGTCGACCGGCGTCAACATCCCCGTCCCGTCGGTGCTGACGAACGACGAGGAAAAGAAGCAACCGATGAAGCCCGTCGAGACCGACGTGAAGGAGTAGTCATGGCCGACGGAGGAACCCAGGGCTCGGTCACGATCAACTCCGTCACCTACGCGGTCTACGGGTCGCTCGCCGCGTGTCAGGCGTACCTCGCGCCTGGCCTCACGCCGGCGAAGGCCGCCTTTAACGCCGCGGTCCCCGCGACGCAGGCGAGCGCGCTGCTCGAGGCGTCGCGCATGCTCGACCGCCAGCAGTGGCAGGGGACGTGGAACACGCAGCCGCAGGTCGACGTGCAGCTGCAGTGGCCGCGGTCGAACGTGGTCGACGCGCTCGGCGACGCGGTCGACCCGACGACGATCCCGTGGGGCGTCATCTACGGCTGCTACGAGCTCGCCGCGATGGTGCTGTTCAACACGTCGACGCAGGATACGGCGATCTCGGGCAGCAACGTCGCGAGCGTCGGCGCGGGCCCGGCGACGGTGCGGTTCTTCCGTCCGACCCTCGGCATCACGGGCCGGTTCCCGACGCAGGTCAACGAGCTGCTGGGTCAGTACCTGGGCGGCTCGGCGCAGGACCCGAGCGCCTACGGCCAGGCGTACGGCGCGACGAACGACGACGGCTCGCCGAGCGTGTCGGAGTTCTACGACGACGACGGCTACACCCTCGACCGCTCGATCTGAGCCCGCTGGACTCGGCGACCGAGCTGGCGCATGCTCCGGTCCATGCGCCCCATCCTGCTGTTCGTCGTGACGCTCGTGACGCTCGTCGCCTGTTCCGCCGCCGACAAGGCGGGCGAGAAGGCGGGCGTCAAGTGTCTGGAGGGCGACGACGTCGCACTCGTGCAGTACGCCAGCGCCGGCAACTACGGCGCGATCACGACCGACCTGATCCAGTGCGCGCAGCAGGCGCGCGCCGCGAAGCTCGCCGCTCAGGGTTCGGGCTCGGGCTCGGGCGCGCCGGCGGCGAAGCCGGCCGCGACGGTTCGCTAGTCGACGTTGGACCCCGCGGCCGCGCGCTGGTACGGTCGCGGCAATGGGCAACTTCAAGATCGAGATCGAGGCGGTCGGTGGTCACGGCGACGACCGCACCGCGAAGCCTGGCGAGCCGCTCGACATCGACTCGTCGCGCAACTCGCCGGACGGGACCGCACTGCGACTCGTGCGCGAGCTCGGCGCGAACGCGAGCATCGTGTCGGCGACGTTGACGCACTGGCCGGACACGACGCCGATCGTCGACGACCTGCACCGCGGCATCCGCGCGCACGGTCACTTCGGCGAGTCGCACCCGTCGAAGAAGTGGGGCGCCGGGTTCGGCGACGAGCCGATGCTGCAGTGGTTCCAGTTCGGTCACCTGCCGCCCGAGCTGCAGACGGTCAGTCGACCGTTTTGTCACCTCGCCTACCAGGTCGTCCGCACGCTGCCGCGCAACGCCGAACGCACGGTCGCACTGCGCAAGCTGCTCGAGGCGAAGGACGCGGCGGTGCGCGCGGTTCTCGCCGGCGAGCAGGCGCCGCGTGGCTAGCGACGACGTCGACACCGATCGACACGCGAAGCTGCGTCCGATGTCCCGCGTTCGCGTCGTGTACGACGGCGACCCGGTCACCGCGCGCGTCGAGGCGGTGCAGTCGGACGGTCGCGGCGGCGAGGTCGTGGTCGACCTGCCGGTCGCCTCGGTCGCGCTGCTGCTGCGATCGGACGGCGCGCGGCTCGAGTTGGAGCTCGACGGCGAGCACGTCGAGGCGGTCGTCGGCGCGGCGATCTCGTCCGACGACGTCGCCCGATTACGCGCGCGGCACAACGCCCAGCTCGCGACGCGACGATGACCAGTCGACGTTCGCGATACGCGCGACGCGAGCGCGACACCGACTACATGCTCGCGTGCAAGCTGTTGCCGTGCGCGTTCGCCGAGGTGTCGACGTGCGGCGGTCCGGTCGAGGCCGACCATGCCGGCCGACGCGCGCTCGGTCGCAAGGCCGACGACACGACCGTGATACCCGCGTGCTCGCTGCACCATCGCCAGCGAACCGACTTCTCCGGGCCGTTCCGCGTGTGGACGCGCGAACGGATGCGCGAGCACCTGCGGCGCGCGATCGAGGAGACGCAGGCGCAGCTCGCGCACCTGCTGTAGGCTGACGGCATGTCTGGAACCGCATCCGAGATCGGTCGCCTGACCGCCGAGGTCCAGCGCCTCGAACGTCGCGTCGGCGAGTTGTGCGCGCTGTTCGTTGACCTCGTGTCAGCCATATCTGCTAGCTTTGCGGCCATGGACCCCGCACTCGCCGCCCTTCAAGCCCAGGTCGCCGCCACCACCACCGTGGAGGCGTCCGCCGTCACCCTGATCCAGGGCCTCGCGACCCAGCTCGCTGCCGCCGCGACCGACCCCGCTGCGGTCGCCGCGATGGCGACGCAGCTGTCGAACGCGAGCAACGCGCTCGCCGCGGCGATCGCCGCGAACACGCCCGCCTCGACGCCCGCGCCGACGCCCGCGCCGAGTTCGTCCGCTGCCACCACGACGGCGACCAGCCCCGCGGCCCCGGCGTCCGCGCCCGCGACTGCCGCGGCCGTCGTCGCGTCGACCGCCGCGCCGAAGGCGTAACCTGTCTCCACCGCGGCGCTACGCTGGACGCGTCGCCGCTCCCTCCCTCGCCGGTAGACGCGATCGCGGCGCCGTGGTGGAGTCACCCTCATGGGCTTGTTCATGGGGGTCGACATCGAGCAGATCGTCGCCCAGAACCTGGGCGCCGGCGGGCCCGCCGCCGTCTACTCGGCGGTCTTCACGAAGGTCACGCCGGGCACGCGCAGCTCGTCGACGCCGGGCACCGGCACGAACCCGACCACGGCGACGTATCCGTGCAACGCGTTCGCGATCGACTACTCGACCTACCTGCGCGCCAACAACCTCGTCCGCGCCGGCGAGCTGAAGGTGCTCATCATCGCCGGCACGCTCGCGCTCCCCGCAGGCGTCGCACCGGCGCCGAACGACAAGATCCAGATCACCGGCGACCCGCTGCTCGGCAACTCGGTCGCCATCGTCACCGAGCGCGGCGTCGAGCGCGACCCCGCCGGCGCGACGTGGATCCTGCACTGTCGCAGGGCGACCCCGCCGTGACCGAGGAGGAGATGACCGAGCTCGTCGCGCGCGTGCAGCGACTCCTCGGCCCCGCGTGGCGACAAATCCTGTCCTACCTGCGCGACCAGAATCAACTCGTCGACGTCGCGGCGCGCATCGCCGCGGGCGACGCGGCCGGCGCGATCGCGGGCATCGCCGAGGCCGCCGAGCACTTCGCGAACGAGGTCGGCGCCGCGTGGAAGGTCGCCGCGCGCGAGACGATGGGATGGGTCGGTCGCGACGCCGAGCAGCTGATGAACTTCGACGAGACCAACGTGAACGCCGTGCGCGCGGTCGCCGAGGGCAGACTCGACGTGCTGCGCAACGTGACCGAGGACCAGCGCGCCATGGTGCGCGGCGTGCTCGAGGACGGGCTCGCGCGCGGCGAGAACCCGCGCACGATCGCCCGCACGCTGCGCGCGTGCATCGGCCTCACCGACGGCCAGGCCGAGTACGTCGTGAACTTCCAGCACGAGCTGGAGGAGGGTCGCTACGCCGACGCGCTCGCGCGCCAGCTCGTCGACGGCCGCAACGCGAAGCGCCTCGAGCGACTCGCGCGCGACGGCGGCGAGCTCGACGGTGACCAGGTCGCGGCGATGGTCGACGCGTACGCGGACAACTGGGTCAACTGGCGCGCCGAGACCATCGCGCGCACCGAGGGCCTGCGCGCCGCGCACGCCGGGTCGCTGGTCGGCCTGCGCCAGGCGGCCGAGTCGGGCAAGGTCGACGGCGAGGCGTTCAAGCGCACGTGGCGCCACAAGAACCGCGGCAAGTTTCAGCGCGAGTTTCACGTGTCGATGGACGGCGACACGGTAACCGGGCTGGACACGCCGTTCACGAGCGGGCTCGGCAACCGGCTGATGTTCCCATGCGACCCCGACGCGCGGCCCGAGGAGACGATCAATTGCATGTGCGTGGTCGTCACGCGCTACAGGCCGCGCGTCGGTCGTCTGCAGGTCGCCGGCGTGAGCCGTGGCGCGCTGCAGGCCGGTCGCGCGTCGGGCCTGTAGTGGACAGGCGCGGACGCGGCGCGTAGCTTGGCGGCATGGCGCGCAACGGCTTCGCGAAGCGAGAGCTGACCTTCTCGAAGGTCGACCACGAGGAGGGCGTCGCCTACGGGTGGCTGATCGTGTCGACGGTCGGCGGCGAGCCGTACTTCGACCTCCAGGGCGATCACATCCCGCTCGACGCCGCGAAGCGCGCGACCGCGCAGTTCATGAAGGACTCGCGTCGCTCCGACGAGCAGCACGACGAGCGCACGATCGGCGACGTCGTGTACTGCTTCCCCGTCGAGAAGGGCGTGACGTCCGGCATCGTCGGCCTGGGCGGCGAGCCCGACCAGGAGGGCATCGTGATCGGCTTCGCGCCGCGCGATCGCTCGCTGCTGTCCAAGATCGATCGCGGCGAGCGTCGCGGCTTCTCGATCGGCGGCTCGCTGCACCGCTCACACGAGGTGTCAGCGACGGGCAAGTCGCGCAGGGGTCCGGGCGGCAAGCACAACGGCTCGCCGTCCGACGTCGAGCTCGAGCAGCATCTGCACGACGTCGTCGGCGCGCTCAGCGACGACGAGAAGGACGAGCTCGGTCGCCATGCGGACGCGATGCACGAGGAGAACGCCGCGGCGTTCGGTGGCAAGAAGGGCGGCAAGCGCGCGGGCGCGGCGTTCGAGAAGTCGGCGTTCTCCGAGCTGAGCGACCGACTCGCGTCGAAGGGCGCGGACAACCCGGACGCGCTCGCCGCGTACATCGGCCGGCAGAAGTACGGCTCGAAGGAGTTCGCCGCGATGGGCAAGGCGGGCAAGGGCGGCAAGTCGCGCGACGGCCGGTTCGGCAAGTCGGCGACCGAGGTCGAGCCGCGTCGGCTGCGCGTGTTCGACGACTTCCGCATCGACTTCGCGTCGCTCGTCGACTGGCCGGCCCAGGAGGGTGCGCTCGTGTCGATCGTGAAGGCAGCGACGGTCACGCCCGACACGCTGATGTGGATCCGCAAGGACGCGGTGCTCACGTCGCTGTCGGCCGGCCACCAGCACGTCATCGACCCGGACGAGGACCTCGACGACGACCGCGACCGCGGCTGGACGGGCCACGCGACGAAGGCGGGCGACGACTACCCGCACTGCCACGCGTTCATCGTCGACGACAAGACGGGCAAGATCGAGATCGCCGCGAACGACGGCCACTCGCACGACGTCGACCTCGTCATCGACCGCGCGGTGACCGCGGACGCGGCGAACGCGTCGACCGCCCAGGTCATGGAGAACGTCGAGCGTCGCGCGCCGAAGTGGGCGCGCGGTGCGGTCGCTGGACAAAACACGCCGGGGCCTTTAGCGTCCATCGGCAAGGACAAGGAGAACGCGATGGACCCGAAGAAGCAGGCCGAGCTCGAAGCCCTCGCCGAGATGTCCGACGCCCACAAGGCGCACTACCGGACGCTCGCCAAGCGCGACCAGGAGGCCTTCGTCGGGTTGACCGCATCGCAGCGCGAGGCGCTCGTGAAGGCGGCCGGCGACTCCGACCCCGTCGTGTACAAGTGCGACGACGGCACGGAGATCCGCAAGTCGCACGGACAGATCGCCGAGCGGCTCGCGCGCGCGAACGACGCGAACGCCGAGAAGCTGCGCAAGCAGGAGGAGCGCGCCGAGCGCGCCGAGGCCGAGGCCAAGGCGACCAAGCTGATGAAGTCGTACCCCGGCGACATCGGCATCCGCGCGCGCATCCTGAAGGCCGTCGAGAAGGAGTTCTCGGGCAAGGACGACGGCGACGCGCTCAAGGCCGCGATGGCGTCCATCGCCGCGGGCGAACGCGCGCTCGCGAAGCGCTCCGCGATCGGCAAGCGCGCCGGCGTCAACGTCCCCGACGACGACGGCGGCGACGGCGACGACCTCAACCCCGAGGCCGCGCTCGAGGCGTTGGCCAAGGCGAAGATGAAGGACGACAAGATCAGCTATCACAAGGCCTACGACGCGGTGCTCAAGACCGCCGAGGGCCAGGAGCTGTACGCCGAGATGGAGGTCCGCCAGGGCCGCGCCGGCAACTACCACCGCGTGCCGCAGGGCGACAACCCCGAGCTCGACGACTACGCCGACGACGACGGCGAGGTCGAGACCGTCGGCGGCGACGACGACGAGGCGGGCGGCGCCGCGTAGCGCGAGCCGCCCAACAACCCCACGCAACCTAGACACACCGACCCGGAGACCAGGACATGGCCAGCTCAAATTCGCTCCGCGTGATCACCCTCCCGAACGGCAACTCGTCGTTCGCGGCCAACCTGTTCCTGGCGGTCGACGTCAACTCGTCCGGCAACCCGGTGCTGCCGTCCGCGGGCGGCTCGATCGTCGGCGTCGTGCAGAACGACGACGCGATCAACCTGAACGACCCGATCTCGATCGGCTTCATCGGCGCGTCGCAGTGGTACGCCGGCGGCACGGTCGCCTCGGGTAACGTGCTCAAGACCAACGCGTCCGGCCAGTGCGTCGCGTGCAACGCGACCGACATCGCGGCCGGCTCGGGCACCGCGCGGTGCATCCAGGGTGCGAGCTCGGGCCAGGTGGCGATCGCCCTTCTCGGCACGATGGGCGTCGCGAACAGCTACGTCGGCGGCGACGAGACGGTCACGTCCGGCAACCTGTCGGCCTACACGGTGACCTCGTATATCTCGGTCACCGGGACGCAGGCGTACACGCTGCCTAACGGCGTCGTGAACGGTCAACGCAAGCGGATCGAGTGCTCGGTCGCCTCGACCACGCCGGCCGGCACGTTGACGATCACGACCCCGTTCACCGGCGAGCAGGCGACCTACTTCTTCGACTTCGTCGGCCAGATGATCGAGCTGGAGTGGCGCGCGGCGACCGGCTGGCACATCGTCAGCAAGCGACGCGCGGGCACCGCCGCGGCGGGCGCCATCGTCGTCGGCACGACGAACATCGGTGGCTCGGACCTCCACTCCGAGCAGAACCTGTCGGTGACCGGCACCGTCGCGAGCTCGCTCGCGAACGGCAACGTTCCCGGCGAGCGCGTTTACTTCTACGTGACGACCGCGGCGTCGACGCCGTCGGGCAAGATCACCGGCGCGTTTCTGACCAAGCTCGGCGTGACGTCGACCGGGTGGGGGCAGACCACCGCGATTACCACGACCGGCGCGTACGTCGGCGTCGAGTGGGACGGCGCCGCGTGGCGCGAGATCCTGCCGACCGCGGTCGCCGCGTTCTAGGCCGCGTCCAACCCATCCGCAGCAGCAACCCGCCCTAGCCCACAAGGACCCAGACGATGCAGACCAAGATCCTCCGCCGGCAGCTCTCCGACAAGGCGACCGGCTACCAGCGCGAGCTCGACGCGATCAAGAAGCGGTTCGGGCTCGGGCAGGGCCGTCGCATCGCCAAGGGCATCCCGACCCCGGGCGACGTCCACGTCAACCGACCGCTCACGAACCTGTCGGTCGCGTACGCCCAGTCGCTCGACAAGTTCCAGGCGGACAACCTCGCCCCGATCATCCCGAGCGACAACCGCTCGGACCTCTACTTCATCTTCACGAAGGACTACTGGTTCCGTGACGAGATGAAGGTCCGCGGCATCGGCGCCGAGGCCGTCGACGCCGGCTACGGCATCACGACCGGCTCGTTCGCCTGCACGCCGTACGCGGTGCGCAAGGCGATCCCGGACATGGTGCGCGCGAACGAGGACGCGCCGCTCAACAGCGACCGCTCGGCGATGCGGTTCGTGACCCGCCTCGAGCGCATCCGCCGCGAGCTGGCGTTCGCGTCGGTCGTGTTCGCGTCCGGCACGTGGACGACCAACATCACGGGCAACTCGTCCGCCTCGAACATCTCGGGCGGCACGCTGCAGAAGTGGTCGATCTCCGGGTCGACGCCGATCGAGGACGTGCAGGCGATGTGCACCCTCGTCGAGCTGCTGACGGGCTACCGCCCGAACAGCCTCGCGATGGGGCAGCAGGTGTGGGACGTGCTGACGAACCACGCCGAGCTGATCGACCGTCTGAAGTACGGCGGGCAGATCAACAACACGCTCGCCCACATCACCACGGACCTGTGCGCCGCGGTGATGAACCTCGAGGAGATCGTGGTGATGTCCGCGGTCTACAACACGGCCCCGGAAGGCGGCACGTTCTCGGGCTCGTACATCGCCGGCAACAACGCGCTGCTGCAGTACAAAAACCCGGACTCGACGATCGAGGACGTGACCGCGGTGCGCACGTTCACGTGGCGTCGGTACCTGTCGGCGGACGTCGGGTTCCGCATCAAGAAGTACCGCCTCGAGCAGTACGAGTCGGACTACGTCGAGATGCAAAGCGCCTTCATCCACAAGGTGATCGCGCCCGACCTCGGCGTGTGGATCACGCCGGTCGTCTAGCCCTGGACTCGCGGATCGGGGCGGGGCATGCTCGCCCCAGATGCCCCGCATCCGCGGTCACCGAGAGCTGGACGCCGACGCGACGCTTTACGTGCTCCGACCGGGCATGCGGCTCGGCGACCGCACGTTCCAGGTCGGCGAGAAGTTCGTGTGGCAGCGCTACGCGGGGGTCACGCTCCGCAACCTGCGCATGTGGCACGACCAGCGGCTGATCGGCCACGAGGACCCGCGCGCGCCCGCGCAGGGCGCCGAGGACCTGCCGGTCAGCCGCCAGGAGCGCGCGAAACGCGCCCAGCGCGCGCAGGACGGCGACACCGTGCTGGTCGCTGTCGACGTGCCGATCGGCGGCGACGCGGCCACTGCGAACGCCCTGAGGGCCGGTGGCGTCGCCGGGGTCGACGCCGGGGTCGACGCCGGGCCCGGGACGCGGACAGTCCGCGTGATGCAGCGCGTCCATCGCGGCGACCGCGCCTACATCGACGCCAGACGCGAACAGGTGCCAGAGGGCGCCGCGTACGAACTGCCCGAGGGGTCGTGGCGCGACGTGCAGCCGCACGCGGTCGAGGACGAGGAGGCCGTCGGCAGCGCGGCCGAGCTCGACGCCGACGCGGCCATCCTGGCCGAGGCCGCGCACTTCGCCGACGCCGGACCGGAGTCGCAGGTGGTCCGGTTCCTCGCGACGCCCGGCGAGCGCGTCTCGGTCGCCACGCCGTCGTTCCCGCTGCCCCCGCCGCCGACGCCCGCGCCGCAGCAGGTCGCCAAGGGCAAGCCCCACCGGCGCGGGCGGTAGCCCGTGGCCGACCCGTTCGACGACCTGGACGAGCAGATCGAGGCCGAGCTCGCGCACGCGACCCGCGACGTCGAGCAGGTGGCGATCGCCGCGACGTTCGAGGTCCTCGCCAACCTGGTCGAGGACACCCCGGTCGACACGCGGCACGCCGCGGCGAACTGGGTGCCGTCGCGCAGCGCGCCGTTCATGGACGAGGACGGCGAGCAGACGCGCAGCGAGTACCGCCGCGGCGTCGAGGTCAACCGCGGCTCGACGACCGCGGGCGGCGCGCAGGAGACCGGCCGCGCCGACGTGCTCGAGTACACGCTTGAGGACGGCGACCTGTACGTGACCAACAACGTCCCCTACATGGTCGGTCCGGGCTCGTTGAACGACGGGCACAGCTCGCAGCAGCCGGCCGGGTTCATCGAGAACGCGGTCGAGCGCGCGTGTCAGACGATCGAGGAGGAGTACGGCGCGGAGGCGTCGTTCCACGCGGTCGCCGACATCGAGGAGCGCTAGGTGCTGCCCGCGGCCGCCGAGCAGGCGATCCAAAAGCAGTGGCTGTCGCTGTGGCCGGGGCTGTCGTCGAACATCCCGACGGTGCTCGACGACGAGGCCGCGGACCAGCCGGCGACCGGCTACGCGCTGCTGCAGGTGCAGGGCACGAGGAATCAGCAGTGGACGGTCGCCGCGCCGGGCTCGCGCAAGTTCCGACGCAACGGTCTCATCCTCGCGAAGCTGAACATCCCGGTCGACCAGGGCAGCCAGCTCGCGCTGACGTGGGTCGGCTACGTGCAGCAGATCTTCGAGGGCCAGCGGTTCGCGCAGACGAGCGGCGACGACGGAGTGATCTGCTACGAGGCGTCGTGGCGACCGGTCGGCACGGAGGGCCAGTTCTACTCGATGCTCGTCACGGTCCCGTTCACCTACTACACGTGGAACGTATAGTCGTCGCGGCTCGAGGTGCGACGGTTCGCAGTCGCGACAGTTGTCGCGTAGGACCGGCGAGACGCGACGCGTGGGGCGTGGGTGGACAGATTCGGCCGGGGGCTTTAGCCTGCGCGCATGGCCCAGGTACTCACCGAGCGCGTAAATCTCAACGTGGGGCTGGAGTCGACGCTCAGCACGCTGCCGAGCTCGGGCTGGCTGCAGCTCCAGCCGAACAGTTTCGGGGACTACGGTCCGACGTACAAGAAGCTGAGCCGGATGCCGATCTCGCAGAACCGGATGTATCAGCAGAGCATCCTGGTCGACGAGGACTCCAAGTTCTCGTTCGACGCGGACCTCACGAAGGACGTCCTCGACGAGTTCGCGTCGGGGATCTTCATGTCGACCGTGCAGCAGAGCGGCGGCACGGGCACCGCGTACTTCCGGCCGACCGCGGTCGCGTCGAACGCGTGGACGGTCGCGTCGGGCGGCGCGCTGGCGAGCGGCATCATGGTCTACTACTCGGGGGCCTCGGTCGCCGGCGCGGCCAACAACGGCCTGCACGTGCTCACGACGGGCTCGACCGGCACGAGCATTGTCACCGGCGACACGCTGGTGAACGAGACGTGTCCCGCGAACGCGACGCTCGAGGTCGCCGGCGTGCGCGCGACCAGCGGCGACGTGCAGATGAACTCGTCGGGCAACCTGACGAGCACGACCCTCAACTTCACGTCGCTCGGCCTCAACGTCGGGCAGTGGATCTGGGTCGGCGGCGACACCGCGCTCGGCGGCGGCAACTCGTTCGCGACGCTGGCCTATCGCGGCTTCGCGCGCATCGTGTCGATCACGAGCAACCTGCTGACGCTGCAGCGCCGGTCGTGGACCGTCGGCTCGGCCGACACCGGCACCGGCAAGACCATCGAGCTGTTCTTCTCGCGGTGGGTCTGCAACGTCGCGTCGAACAACGCCTCGTACCTGATGCCGTCGTGGTCGTTCGAGGTCACGTACACCGACCTCAACGCGGTCGGCACGCCCGAGTACGAGTACATGCTCGGCAACATGCTCGACGAGTGCACGTTCAACTTCTCGCTGACGACGAAGGCGACGCTCAACCTCGGGTTCAAGGGCACGGTCTCGAACGACCCGACGGTCACGCGACAGACCGGTGCGAGCTCGGCGCTGGCGCCGCTCAAGCAGGCAGCGGTGTCGACCGCGACCGACCTGATGCGGCTGCGTCTGACGACCACGGCCGAGGCGGCGGTGTCGACCGACTTCCAGTCGATCAAGATCACGTGCAAGAACAACGTGACGCCCGAGAAGGAGCTCGGCATCCTCGGCGCCTCGAAGTTGAACGTTGGCTACTTCGAGTGCGACTGGGAGGCCGAGGTCATCTTCACGAGCGACCAGATCATCATCGGCGTCCACAACAACGAACAGGTGGCCGTCGACGTCGCCGCGCGTAACGGCGACTTCGGAATGCTGTTCGACATCTCGGCCGCGAACCTAACCGCCGACGGTCGCAAGCTGGAGATGAACAAGTCGGTGATCATCAGCTCGAAGGCGGCCGGTTTCCAGGACCCGGTCACCGGCTTTGTTGCGGGCCTGTCGATTTTCCCGTACCTGCCCTCGTCGTAACCCGGAGGCGTCGATGACCGTCCTTTTCAACCCGTACCAGACCAACCACTACCTCGCCGACGAGGGGTCGCTGTTCAGCGCCCGGTCGCCGACGCCTGGTACGGGCCTCGCGACGGTCGCCGCGCCGACCTCGATCACCGACGACACGAAGCCGTTCCTCGCCCTGTTCGCGCTCAAGCCGGTGGCGATCATGCGGGTTCGACTGATGTTCGCCTCGCTCGGCGGTGGCACCATCACGTCGCTGCGGTCGTGCTTCAAGATGGACGCGGCCGCGCGCGGCGCGTTCAACCAGAACGGCGGCGTGATCGGCGGGTCGGTGCTGTCGTTCCTCAACCGCAACGGCAACAGCGCAAAGGCGACGAGCTGCCAGCTGCTCGCGGGGGCCAACACCGCGCCGACCGCTACGGCGTCGATGCAATTGTACGACGACGACCTCGTGCGCTCGGTCTCCCCGGTCGTCGGCGACCGTTACGAGTGGCGGTTCGGCACGCCCAGCGAGCCGAACACGGCAATGCCGACGCTCGCGACCGTCGCCGAGCGCTACTTCTATCCCGAGGCGATGAAGGTCGCCGCGAACACGTGGTGGTTCATGCACCTCGCGCTCGCCGGCCAGACGTCGGCCAGCGCGCTCGAGGTGCAGATCGACGTCGCCGCCCGCGACGGCTGAGGGCTGGACGCGCCGCGGCGCGCGGGGCTACCCTCGCGGGGATGCCCATCGGAAACCTCCAGCGACAGCGCGTCCAGCCCGGCAAGGTCGTGCGGCGCGTGCTCGACATGCTCGTCGGCAACCCCGTCCTGCTGCTGCGCCACCTCGGCTCGACGAACGCCGAGTGGATGTCGCACCTGCTCAGCGCCCCCGACGAGGACGCGCGCGCGCTGGGCGCGACCGCGACGAACGAGGCCGAGCGCCAGCGCAACATGCTGCGGAACCGCGAGTCGGTGGCGCGGTTCGCGTGCGCCGGGGTCGAGGGCTTCTACTTCGACGGCGCGGACGGCGGACCCGACTACGAGCGGCCCGTGCCGTCGACGCCCGATGGCATCATGGAGGTGATGCTCTCGCTGTCGGACGACGTGTTCAACGTGTACGTGCTGCCGTACGTGTTGAATCAGGAGAACTTCCGCGAGCGTCCGCAGTTCGCACCGCCGCCGACCGCCGACCAGCTCGCAAAAAAATAGTCGCGCGGCTCGACTGGGTCGAACGCGCCGCGCCGGTGAAGAAGTCGATCGCCCAGGGCAAGACGAGGCGTCCGCCGCGGCCGCCGACGACGGAACAGCTGCGCATCCTCGCCGAGGAGCCGCCGACCGACACGCGGATCGCGTTCCTCACCGACGCCTACGCGAAGCTCGCGACCGAGCGCATGCCGGCGTTCGCGGGCGTGTGGCCGCTGCCCGTCGGGAAGATCGAGGACTTCTTCGAGCGCCGCGGCCTCAGTCGCGAGGCCGTCGAGCTCGCCACCGACACCATCATGCTCGTCGACCAGCAGATCCGCTCGCGACCGCCGCCGACCCCGCCGCGCCCCCGCAAGTGACGGCGCCCGGACCGGGCTGTAGCCTGTCCACATGAGCGGCATCTCGATCGAGCTGAAGGTCGGCAGCGCGGGAGCCAAGCAGGCGCTCGGCGAGGTGAAGTCCGCGGTTCGGGAGGTCGGCCAGGCGGCGAAGGAAAACCTCGGCTTCGAGCAGCTGCGCGACGCCGTCGGGCGGTTCACCGCGGTTGGCAACGCCGCCGCCGAGGCGGCCGAGGGCGTCCGCAAGATGACGGACGAGGAGATCGAGTTCGAGGCGATGCTCGCCGCGGGCACCGACCAGCTCGCGCGGCAGAAGTCCATCCTCGACTCGCTCAAGGGCCCGCTCGACGAGTACGGCAAGAACCTCCAGGCCGCGGATGCGCTGCTCGAGAAGGGCGCGATCTCGGTCAACGAGTACGCCGACGCCGTCGCGCGCATGAACCGCGAGCTGCAGCGCGCGCGGCCGAGCGACTTCGCCGGCGCGGTCACCGCCAAGCAGGAGCAGTTTGGCCCGGTGTTCGACCCCGCGCGCGCGGGCGTGGGCGGCGCGGGGGGCGGCGGTTCGGGCGGCCCCGCGGGGCTGACGCAGATGCTCGCCGGCGGCATGGGCGGACCGGGCGGTCTATCGTCGATGGCGTCCGGGATGTCGGTCGCCGCGGTCGGCGCCGCGGCGCTGGCCGTCGCGCTCGTGAAGGTCGGCGACGAGTACACGACGCTGACCAACAGCGTGCAGCGGTTCGCGACCAGCTACCGCTCGGCGGACGAGATCGTGCGCGACCAGTTGCAGCTGGCCGGCGAGCTGCACGGCTCGCTCGCAGAGACGAACGCGCTGTCGCTGCGCGCCGCCGAGGTCGGCGACGCGGCGAACCTCAGCTACGCGCAGCAGAACACGCTGACCAAGGCGCTCGCCGAGTCGATGCAGCTGTCCGGTCGCAGCATGGGCGAGGCGACCGGCGTGATGGACAAGCTCGTGTTTGCCATGGACCAGGGCCAGCTGTCGGGTCGCGAACTGCGGTCGATCATGCGTGCCGACCCCGTGCTCGCCGAGTCCTGGGAGAAGTTCTTCGGCACGACGGGCGCCGGCCTGCTGAAGATGGCGAACGACGGCAAGCTGTCCGCGCAGGACCTCGTCGCGGCGACCGAGGCTGCGTCGACCGACATCGCGGCGAAACACGCGCAGCTCGCCGAGACCGCGGGCCAGGCGTGGCAGCACTTCAAGGACCAGGCGGTCGTCGCGTTCGGACAGATCGGTCAGTCGTTCTCCGACACCGCGAAGGGGATCCTCGCGGACATGGGCAAGCTCGCCGACAGTGCGGGCCAGGGCGCGTCGCTGCTCGGCAAGCTCAAGGGCGCGTACGACGACACGATCGGCAAGATGCCCGGCGTCAAGATGATGGGGCCGATGGGCATCCTCGGCGTAGGCGACAACGGCGGCACCGGCGGAACGTCGTCGTACGCGCAGATGCGCGACACGTTGATGAAGCAGCTCGGCGACGAGGGCAACGGTTCCGACGCGAGCATGCTCAAGGGCTCGATCGACCCGTGGCTCGACACCGTTCGCACCGGCGCCGTCGACGTCGGCAAGATGTCGAGCGCGCTGCAGACGCTGTCCGGCGCGCAGCGCGACGCGGCCGGCGCGGCCGGCACCCTGTTGAGCGCGTTCCTCGGCAACAAGGAGGCGACGAGGGACGTGCGCGCGAGTGTCGAGGACTGGGTGCAGCAACTCGTCGCCGCGGACCCGTGGCTGATTACCGACGCCGAACACGTCGACGCGCTGTCGAACGCGATCAATCAGGGCACGTTCTCGATCGGCAAGTGGGTGGGCGCGTTCGTCAGCGGCGGTCCCGAGAAGGTGCTCAAGGACCTTGGCGTCACGATAAAGGAGTTCAACGGTCAGATCTCCGAGGAACAGCGACTGCTCGACGAGCTGACGCGTCCGCAGCGCGAGTTCGCGCAGGGGATGATCTACATCGAGGACCTGATGAAGCGCGGGAAGATCACCGCGCAGGAGTATTACGGCGAGTACGAGAAGCTGCTCGCGCTCGACGCCAAGAATCAGAACACGCACGGCGCCGGCATGGACGTCAACGGCAACGTGGTGATGCCGACGAACTCGCGGGTCGGCGCGGCGTCGCTCGGCTCTAGCGGCGGCGATACGAAGGGCGCCGACTGGTCGAAGGTCGCGCTCGAGGCGTCGCAGCAGCTCGTACCCGCGATGGTCGAGACCAACAAGCAGTTCGAGCAGCTCGAACAGTCGATGAAGCGACTAGAGACGCCGACGGAGAAATTCTACGGCGAGCTGAAGAAGATCAGCGACGCGCAGTCGAATATGCTCGTCGGTCCCGACATCACGAACAAGGCCATGATCGACCTCGACCAGCGGACGATCGGCAAGGCGTTCAATGTCGACGCCGCGGAGACGTACCAGACCCAGCTCAAGGCGCTAGACGACCTCAACGGTCGACTGCACCTGTCGACCGATCAGCTCGCGCAGACACAGGACAAGCTGCGTCTGGAGTTCCTGCAGTCGAGCGGCGAGGCGCGCACGATGGCGGGCGGCTTCGAGGTCGCGTTTCTACAGCTCAAGGAGGAGGCGTCGAACACGGGCGCGCAGGTCGGCGCGATCTTCAAGCAGGTGACCGGCGACATTTCGAAGTCGATCGCCGACCTCGTGATGGGCACCAAGATCAACTGGAAGTCGATGGTCGACTCGCTGCTGCAGGACATGATCAAGCTCATGACCAACCAGGCGTTCAAGGCGCTGCTCGGCGACGGCGGCGGCGGTGCGTCGGGCGGGTTCAACTTTCTGGGCGGGTCGTCGAGCGGCGGTGGCGGCTCGGGCGGGTTCAACGCGACCGGCGCGGCGCAGATGCTGACGAAAGCGGTGGTCGGCGGCTTCGCGGGCGGCGGCGAGTTTACCGTCGCCGGCCAGGGCGGCACCGACTCGCAGCTCGTCGCGTTCCGCGCCACGCCCGGCGAGCGCGTCTCGGTCGCCACGCCGGCCCAGCAGATGGGCGACGGCGGCGGCCTGGGCGGTCGCGGACTCGGCGCGCCCGCCGTCCAGGCGCACATCCACCTCGAGCCGGGCCAGATGCTGAGGGCGCTCGACACGCCCGGCGGCGAGCGCTCGGTCTCTCACATCTCGGTGCGGGCGGTGGGACCGCTCGTCGGGCTGCGGTCGCGAAATCGCGGCTAGTGGACAGCGGCGACAGGGGCCGTTAGTCTCGCCGCATGGCCAAGTATTCGGCGCTGCTCCAGCGGACCGCGAGCGCGTCCGCGTCGGTCGGCACTCTCACGGCGCCGGCGAGCTCGATGCGCCGAGCCAAGATCTACGACTTCACGCTCGGCTCCGAGGCCGTGCCCGCCGACGTCGCTAACCTGTGGCGCCTGTCGCGCTGCACGGCGCCGGGCACGAACACCGCGGTGACCCCGAGCCCGCTCGACACGGCCGACGCGGCGTGCGTCACGGTCGCGGGCCAGGCGAACAGCGTCGAGCCGACGTACACGAGCTCGGGTGCGATCGTCCTCGCGGACACCCCCCTCAACCAAAAGGCGACGTATCGATGGATCGCGTCGCCCGGCGGCGAGCTCGTCATCCCGGCGACCGCCAGCAACGGGTTCGGCCTGCTGACCCCGACCGCGGGCAGCTCGTCGAACATGACCGCGTTCTACTACTTCGAGGAGCAGTAACCCCATGGCCACCCTGTTCTTCATCATCGACCGCTCGGGCAAACAGGTCGACGTCGCCGCGTACCTCGATCAGCTGACCTTCGAGGCCGCGCGCACCGCGCCGCCCCCGTTCAACCCGCCGCGCCTCGAACCGGGCCACCCGAAGTTCTTCGATGACATGGCCGAGGCGAAGGCGAAGCACGACAAGGCGGTCGAGGCGCACTACGCCGACTGCGAGATCGAGCGCGGCGCGTTCAACCACGCGCTCGCGCTGTGCAAGGCCGGGGTCGCGATCTACCCGCCCGACTCGCACGTCGGCGTCCACGCGCGTCGGCAGGAGTCGCCGCCGGGCTCGGGCTCGATGGAGCTGACGATCTCGGTCGCCGAGCACCCGCCGCTCGAGGTCGCGGTCCCCGGCCGCGGTCGCATCGCGGGCTAGCTCGTGGCGTTCGTCATCGTCGGCCGGCCGCGCGAGAACACGAAGGGTGGCGGCTCGATCTGGACGCAGGACGGCGTGGTCACGCGCCAGTGCGAGACGGTGATGTGCGGCCACTGCGGCGCGCACATCAACACGCATGGACCCGACGGCCGGAAGCGCGACATCAGCGGCGGCTGCTCGGTGTGCCACGCGTTTCTCTGCGAGGGCTGCACGCGCGACCCGAAGTGCGCGCCGATCGAGAAGCGCATCGAGCTCGCCGAGCGAGGCGTCCGCGACGCGTTGACGACGCGCGACATCGAGCTGGCGATCGCCCGCGACCGCGAGCGCCGGCGCGTCAGGCGGTACTAGGAGACCGGTCTCGGGCGTGGGAGTCTGAGGCGTGGCGAGCCCGGTCACCCCGTCGATCCCGTCGTTCGTCGCCGGCGGGACGTTTCAGAGCGGCGCGTCCGCGCTAACCGTCCCCTGGCCGACGGCGCAGGCGAACGACGTCGCGTTACTGATCGTCCTGCAGCTCAGCGACACCACGGTGACGCTGTCGACATCGAGCGGCTCGGGCGCATCGAACTTCGTCCAGATTGGCTCGACGGTCACGTTCGGCACGCTGAGCATGGCCGTGTTCTGGTCGCGCGCGTCGAGCTCGTCGCCGTTCTCGCCGGTCGTCGCGGCCAACGCAAACGACTCGTGCGCGCAGATCGTCACGTTCCGTGGCTGCTCGCAGGACGGCAACCCGTTCGACGTCAGCGCGACCAGCGGCACGGCGACCGCGTCGACGTCCGTCTCGGTCACTGGCGCGACCGACCTGCAGAAGAATGAGATGGTGGTCGCGATCTGCGGCTACAACGCGTCGTCGGCCACGCCGCAGTCATCCGGGTGGACCAATGCGAACCTCGCGAACCCGGCGCTCACCAAGGAGGTCGACAACTCGACGACGCTGTCCGGTGGACTCGCGGTCGCTGTCGGCGGATTCGCGGCAGGCGGCGCGTACGGCACGAGCACCGCGACGCTGGCGACGTCGTCGGTGCAGGTCAACGTGAGCTTGTCGCTCAAGCCGACGTGGAACGTCGACGCGACCGCCAACAAGGCGTGGCCGAACGGGCCGAACGAGTGGGCGGCGATGCTGACCGCGCTGTCGATCGCGTCGATGACCGTCACGGACAACTACACGCTGCAGGACAGCGGCTCGCCGCTCGCGGACAACGGGACGGGCGCGATTTCGCTGCCGGTGCAGGTCGGATCCGGCAACATCGCCTACCAACAGGCGTTGTCCGGCTTCTCGCGCAAGGGCATCTCGTTCACGAATAACGCGGTCGGCGCGTTCTACAATACGACGTTTCCGAACCCGTCGACGACGAGCTACTACGCTGTTCTGTTGCTGGACATCACCGCGATCGTCGCGGGCACGAGCGTCCTCAATTTTGGCGGTAGCGCCGGCATCCTCGTGACGATGGCCTCCGGCGGCTTGCTGGAGTGTCAGGCGTGGAACGGGTCGAGCTTCAACGCGGCGACCGGTACGCAGGCGATGACCAGCGTCGGCACGGTGCCGATCATCCTGCAGTACGACCGCACCAACCTCGTCACGCGGATCATTACGCCGTATGAGGTCATCACGCCGACGTGGCAGGGCGCGCTGTCGAGCGGCGACACCATCCTCGAGCTCGGCTACACGGGCGGCACGCCCGCGTTTGTCGCGGGTGGCCTCGCATTCTTCGAGGGCACGAGCGCCGAGGTCGCGCTCGCGGTCTCGCAGACCCTGCTGACCGGGCTCGGCTACGGCACCGCGTGGGGCGTCGACGTGCCGGCGCAGAGCTGGCTGGACGACGGCTCGACGCGCAAGTTCGCGCAGGCGCGCGCCGCGGCGATCGCCACCTACCCAAGCTACTTCGCGGATGTGTGGTTTCCGCCACCGGTCGTCGAGGTGCAGGGCGCGCTCGCGATCTACCCGGACCAGGCCGGGCAGCGCGAGGCTCGCGGCCTCGACATGCGACGACGTGCGCCGTCGTCGTTCTTCGTGCAGCAGCCCGGCATCACCGACACCGACGTCGCGATGCTCGGTCACCAGGCGCCGATCGCGTACGCACGGCCGCGGGTCGCCCACCTGTCGCCCTACCTGTCGTTCGTGCAGCAGCCCGGGGTCACCGACACGAACACGAGCTCGCTCGTCGTCACCCCAGACCTCGCCGAGCACCGCGAGCACCGCGTCGAGGACGCGGTCAGCAAACACCCGTCCTACTTCGCGCCGGTCTGGGTGCCGGCGGGCGCGGTGCCGACACTCCAGGGCATGTACGCGGTCTATCCCGACCTCGCCCGTCAGCGCGAGGCGCGACTCGACGCCGTTCGCCGCGCGCCGAGCTACTTCGCGCCGCTGTTCGTCCCGCCGCCGATCGGCCCCGCGTTCACGCAGATGCTCGTGCAGGCGGCCGACGTCGCGCTGCGTCGGCCGCGCGTCGACCATCTCGCGCCGTGGCTATTCGAGCCGTTCCCGTTCGTCGTCGTCCCGCCGTACGACCCGAGCGGCCCGGTCCTCGTCGTGCTGATGGAGAGCGGACGCTCCAGCGTGACGCTGGAGTGGGCGACCGAGATCCACAAGGCGTGGAGCGGCGCCGAGTACCGCGCCGCGCTGCTGTCTGGCCCGCGCCGCGTGTACGACGCGACCGCGCTGCTCGTCGACGGCGACCGTCGCGACGTGCGCACGAACCTGCTCGTGAACGCCGCGAACGGCGCGGCGTTCCTCCTGGGCGTGCCGTGGGAGGAGGCGACCATCCTCGCGCCCAGCGCGGGCACCGTCGTCACCGTCGCCTCGGTCGCCGAGCTCGACTGGGTCGTGCCCGGTCAGCGCGTGATCGCCATCTCGCCCGACCTCACGACCGCGACGGCGGTCGTCCAGGGCGCGGTCAGCCCGACGCAGTTCTCGCTCGACACCGCGCTCGGCTCCGACTGCGGCCAGGCGGGTGCGCGGATCATGCCGCTCGTGCCGGTGTACCTCGACCAAAACCAGGGCTTCGCGCGGTATCCGATCGGCGCCGAGGCGTGGCAGCTCAAGGCTCGCGCCGCGCGGTTCGGCTACGCGGGCTCGGACGCGATGGGCAACGGCGCGACCCTCGCCTACTTCGCCGACCCGACCCTCGGGAGCGTGCCGGTGTGGGACCACGGGCTGATGTCGAGCGGCGAGGAACCCGCGCCCGACAGCGTGCAGACGCTCGCCGACCTGATCGACCTCGGCGGCGTGCCACTCGCGAAGGGCTCGGCGCCCTACGTCGACATGGGCCGCGCGATTCGCTTCGAGTCGAGCGAACAATCCGACTGGCAGTGGCTCAAGCTGTTCCTTGCGACCGTCCGCGGTCGTCAGCTCTCGTGGCTCGCGCCGACCGGTCGTCCCGACCTCGTGCTCGCCGCGACGCCAACCGGGCCGTCACTGCTGGTCTACAAGGACTCGGGCGGCACCACTGGATACGGCGACTTCATCCAGTGGTTCAACGCGGGCCTGGGCAAGCGGCTGTGCCTGACGCTGTCGACGGGCGCGTATCAGTACGTGTCGGTTACCGCGGCGATCGACAACGGCAACGGCACCGCGACGCTGACGATCTCGGCGACCCCGTCGTCGACGGTCTCGATGGTGTCGTTCCTCGACCTCTGCAGGTTCGAGAGCGACGACATCGAGGTGCGGTGGGGCGCGCCCGGCGGCCTCGCGGCGTCCTTCCGCCTGGACACGATCGCCCGCGTCGTGCAGCAATAGACCCGTGGCTTACGTCGACGACGACACCTCGGTCCAGGCGAGCCGGCCCGTCGAGCTGTTCGAGTTCACGTTCGCGACCGGCGGCGTGATCCGCTACACGGGCTATACGCAGAACTTCTCGTGGAACGGCAACACGTATCTCGCGGTCGCCGGCGGCATTCGTCGCGGCGCGCTGCAGGTCGTGTCGGGGATCGAGAACATCCCGACGGTCACCGTCGAGCTACCCGCGCTCGACCCGGTCGTGGAGCGCTACGCGGGCAACGGCGTCCCGCCGCAGACGTTGATGGTGCGCGTGTACAGCGTGCAGCAGCGGAGCGGCCAGGGTCAGCAGGTGTGGTTCGGCTACGTCGATACGTGCTCGTTCCGCGAGTCGGGCGGCTCGCGTCGAACCGCGGTGCTGTCGGTCCCGCCGTTCACCGACCGGTCGCTGCAAATGCAGTTGCCCAGCGCGGTGATCTCGCGGCTGTGCAACCACGTGCTCGGCGACTCGATGTGTCAGATCCCGGTCACGAACATCTGCGTTCCGACGATCACCGCGATCAACGGCAACGTGGTCACGGTGTCGTCGACCGCGCCATACTCCAACACATACTTCACGTTCGGTAGTCTGCAGCACGTCGCGACCGGCGAGCTGCGGACCATCACCGCGCAGGACGTCACCGGCAACGTGCTGACCCTCGACGTCGTGCTGCCGAGCTCGGTCCAGGTCGGCGACGTCGTGTCGCTCGGACCCGGCTGCGACCACCAGGTCACGACGTGCCGGGACAAGTTCAACAACGTGTTGAACTTCGGCGGCCACCCGCACATCCGGTCGTCGAATTGGTTTTGGCGCGATCCGCGCTTCTCGGGGGCGCAGTGAATCCTTGGGCAATCGTCGCCGAGATCGGCGTAACGGTCGCGATGTCGGCGATCAACAAGTACCTGCTCGCGCCGCCGTTCACCGGCGCGAAGTACCTCAGCGAGGAGCCGCACGCGAACGAGGGCGAGCCGCTGAACCTCATCTACGGGCGCTGTCGCGTGAAGCGTCCGCTGTTCGCGTGGTACGGCGGCTTTCAGGTCAGCGGCGCGTGGACGTACGGCAATCTCAATCAGGCGTCGGGCACGGTCAACCACGGCATCAACATGGCGTTCGACTGCGGGATCCCGATGGGGCCACGCGCGAACGTCGCGAACACGAACGCGACGCTATACGGGATGTGGATCGGCGAGGTCTACTCGTCGCTTGGCTACCAGCTGCCCGGACAGAACGGCGCGGTGTCGAACGGGATCCCCGGCGGCTCGGGCCAATACGTCTACTACGAGGGCGCGACCAACGATAGCGACAACGAGGAGGGCTTTCCCGACTATCCGAACTACATCGGCCAGTCGGTGCCGTGGCCGGGCTGCGTCGGCTGGGTCTCGTTCTTCAACGGCGGAACCGACCAGCGGATCTCGAATAACAACCCGGGCACGCTGCCGACGTTCGTCGAGGCGGGTCCGGTCGCGTCCGGCGCTGGCGTCACGCTCAGTCCGACGTATCCGACCGCGATGGGCGTCGGCGACACGCTCGTGCTCGTCGTGGTTACCCAGGGCCAGACGCCGTCGCTGTCGACGCCGGCCGGCTTCGCCCAGGTCGGCACGACGCTCAACAGCGGCGGCTCGGGCACGCCGTGCACGATGGCGATCTACCTCAACAACACGATCGCGAGCACGAACCCGCCGCAGCCTGTCGTCGCCGCGAACTCGCTCAACCAATTCGCGCAGCTGTTCTCGTTCCGCGGCGTGTCGAGCGTTCTCTATCCGGTCGACACGTTCATGACTGCGACGCAGCAACACGTGAGCAACGTCGTGCTACCGCAGTGGACGAACTCGCTCACCGCCGAGTTCGAACTGGTCGCGACCTTCGTCGGCTACGAGGTGCCGAGCGCGGCGCCGCAGTCGAGCAACCCGACGAACTCGACGTTGAGCGGACTCACGATCGAGTCAGATCAGTCGACATCGCTCGGCGGCGGCTGTTCGTGCATCGTCGGCGCGACCGGCACGTCGGAGGCGCAGATCCCGCAGACGACACTCGCGCTTGCGACGTCGTCGAACGTGTGCAGCTTCGGCATCGCGTTCAAGTCGTCCGCGAACGCGGTCAGCGCGAGCGTTTATAACGACGTGACCGACCTGGGATGGTTCATGCGTCGGTCGGGCGCGGTCGGCGGTAATCAGATCACGACGCAGAACAACTACATCGACGTCGACCCGACGACGATCCCCGGCTACCGCGGCCAGCTGCTCGTGGGCCTCACGGGCAAACACGACATTCCGACGCAGTGGACGAACACGCCTTTCCCGTTCTGGGATGCGTTCTACTTCTCGTCGCAGGTCGGTGGCGGCGCGCCGAACATCCCGGCGATCTCGTTCGAGGTCAGCAGCTATCGCTACCAGTTCAACCAGGGATGGTCGACGCAGCAGGACGCCGACCCGGCGAGCGTGCTCTACGACCTGGTCGTCGAGAAGTGGGGCAAGGTCGGGATCGCCGACCCGACGCAGATCAACACGGCGTCGTTCATGGCCGCGTCGACGACGCTGCTCGCCGAGGGCAACGGCTACTCGCGGTGCGTCGACACGCTCGGCGACGCGCGCGAGCTGATTCAAGACATCTGCAACCAGACGTGCGGCGCGGTCTACGTCGACCCGGTCACCGGGCAGCTGACGTACAAGCTCATCAGAAACGACTACCAGCCGATCTCGGGGATCCCGCAGTTCACCGCCGCGCAGGTGATCTCGGTCGACGACAACACGGTGCCCGGCTGGCGCAACGTCGCGAACGCGGTGCGCGTGAAGTTTTACGACCGCGCGGCCGGCTACAACGAGGGCTCGCAGCTCGCGCAGAACACCGCGTCGGCGATGATGCAGTCGACGGTAGCGGGCCAGCTCGGCAGCGGACAGAACGGCCAGCTGCGAACGGTGACGAGCGAGTACAAGGGCTGCGCGTCGGCGGCGAACGCGCAGAACCTCGCGACGCGTGACCTGTCGCTGTTGTCGGTGCCGTTGCAACAGATCAAGGTGACGCTCAACCGTTCGGCGGCGACGTTGCGACCCGGCTCAGTGTTTCTGCTCACGCTCGCCGACTATCCGTCGCTCGCGAACGGCGTCGTGTTTCGGGTTACCGACGTCGACCTTGGACAGATCGGCGAGTCGAGCGTAAAGGTCACCGCGATGCAGGACATCTACTCGGTCGGCCAGGGCGCGAGCTACTCCAGCCCGCTGCCGTGGCAGATCTACATCCCGTCGCCCGCGCCGCTGACGACGCGCCTCGAGCAGCTCGCGCCGCGCCAGCTGATGGGCCTGGGCGTGTCCTACGGGCAGTACGCGTCCGCGGACCAGCAGCGGATCATGTTCCTCGCCTATCCTGACGACGCGTCCTCGTCGTACGGCGCCGCGGACAAGCGCGTGTTGTCGCTGGTCGGCAGCCAGGCGTTCGTGTCCGACCTCGCGCTCGCGAACTTCCCCGCGCACGGCGTCGTGGCGGCCGCGTACGACCGGTCGCTCGGTCCATACGATATCAGCACGGGCATCCTGATATCCGGGCTGAACCCGCAGCTCGCCGCGACGTTGTGCGCGACCTCGTGGACGTACAGCGACATCGAGACCTACGGCTTTCCGCTCATGCTCGTCGGCGGCAACGAGATCATGGCCTGGCAGTCGGTGCAGGACACCTCGAACGCGGGCGTCGGGCCGTGGCTGTTCGAGCAGGTGTGGCGCGGGATGCTCGACACGAGCGCGCACGACCACGTGGTCGGCGAGGACGTGTACATGATCGGCGGCGCGTTCGGCCCGACGACGCTGATGGGCACGCGGACGTTCCCGGACAACACGGGCGTGGTCGACGTCGTCATGTCCGCGAAGCGCGGTTCGATCTCGGGCTCTGGCGCCGACCCGACCGACGCGATCTCCGTGGTCGGTCGCCACGCGTTGTCGCCGCGCGTCGGGCAGCCGTGTCTCGCCGGCGAGGTCATGACCGGCGTCGCGTTGCAGCCGGCGAGCGTCGCGGCGAGCGGCTACTCGGGCTACTTCGGCAAGGTCACGAACATGGAGGAGGGGTTCGGGTTCAACTGCACGAGCCGCGACCGACTGTCCGCGATGTTCATCCGCGGCGACGAGGCGTCGCAGACCCCGACCGACGCGGTGACCTACGGCGTCGGCGTGACCAAGGTCGCCGCGCAGCCCGGCGAGCTCGCGGGCACCGAGCAGACGCTGCTCAGCGGGTACACGTTCGTCGGCGACCCGTTCGCCGACTTTCTGGTCGGCGCGGCCGGCTACGGCGACATGGACGTGTCGATCCACACGACGACGACCGCGCTGAACGCGAACGAGTGGGATACGCCCAAGGTCCGCATTCGCGCCGAGCGCTGGCGCAACCTTCTGGGAAACACGCGGTGGATCGTCAACGGGCCGGGCGCGACGGTCGGCCCGTGCTGGACGGGCACGAACGCCACGATCGAATCCGGGACGACGCAGTCGATCTACAAGACCACCGGCAACTTCGCGACGGGCACGGTCAACGCGGCGACGCTGTCGCAGACCGTCGACCTGCTCGGCTACCTGCCGCGCGGGCTGATCGCGTGGCTCGAATTCTACGCAGCCAGCAACGTCACCGGCGCGTCCGGCGCGGACCAGGTGCAGGCCACCATCACGTACCTGAACTCGTCGATGGCCAGCCTGGGCAGCACCAGCAACACGTGGACGGCGCCGCTCGGCAACGTGTTCGAGGTGTTCGACCTGACGACCGGACAGCTGCCGGCCGGCACCCGTTACATCGAGGTCACGTTCACGTTCGGCGGTCTGCAGACGCAGCCCTTCGCGAGCATCTGCGAGCCGCGGCTGCGCGTCGGACTCTTCCAACGCAACGTGTTGACGAACGGTTCATTCGAGAGCGGCTCCTTCACCGGGTGGACGGCCGACAGCCTCGCGATGCTAACGTCGACGAGTTCGCCGAGCCCGAGCGCGACCTATGCGAAGGGCGCCGGCATCACGGCGGGAACCGCGCAGTACCATCAGGACTACACGCTTCCGGCTGGCTGGCAGTACGGAGGCTCGGCGATCTTGACGTGCTGGCGCAGCAACGCGAGCGGCACGACCGACCAGGGCCAGGTCACGCTCGAGGCGCTCGACAACATGTCGAACGTGCTCGCGTCGGCGACCACCGGCTACGAGGCGATCACCGGCGGCACGTGGGTCCAGCGTCGGCTGTCGATCGACATCCCCGAGGGCACGGTGACGATCCGCACGATCATCAACGGCATCTGCTCGGGCATCGCGGTTCCGGGGTTCGAGTTCGACGAGTTCGCGTTGTCGATCGCGAAAGACCTCAGCGACCCGCGCTACTATCTCGACCTGCAGCTCGACGCGCCGAGCGTGCAGCCGGTCCCGGCGACGTGGCAGCAGTGGCACGTCGCGCAGCGCGCGCTGTACCTCGCGGGCGTTCCGCACCCGCTCGTGCTCGCGGGCGGCGGCTACACGTGCTCGCAGGACGCGATCAGCTCGCGCCAGCTCGCCTTCGCGGCGAGCTCGGGCTCTGCCGTGCCGACCGTCGCGGGCGTCGGTCAGTGGGGCGGCGGGGTCGCCGAGGTCACGGCGTGGCAGTTCTCGCGCACCGGCCCGGTGCTGCAGTCGACGGGCGAGAGCCCCGGCACGCGGTTCATGTCGCCGATGGCGTCCGGCTCGTTCACGGCGATCGTGATCTTCCGCATCGACGAGGACGTGTACGGCGGGGCGTGCGGACTCTGCGGTCGCCGCGACTCGTCGGCCGGGTGGTCGCTGGAACTGGACGCGAGCGGGCAGGTCAACGCGATCCTCACCGGCAAGTTCGGCACGATCGCCGCGGTGCGGGTCGGCTCGAACGTCGCCGACGGGGGTTGGCACATGGCGGCGATCACGTACTCGCCGACCGCAGGGCTGACCGCGTTTGACGACCGGGGCAACGTGAACGTGGCGACCTCGAGCATCGGCGAGATCTACAACAGCAACGGGCAGACCCTCATGCTCGTTGGCAACTCGACCGCGACGCAGTCGCCGATGGCCGGCGTGCAGGCGTTCGGCTACTTCTTCGACGGCGCGTGTCTGACGGCCGCGCAGGTCGCCGCGCACTGGAACTACGGCGTCGACCCCAACGGCGTGATGACGACGTCGCTCGTCGACGCCGTGTACGCGCCGGGTCAACTCGACAGCGGAGGCAACGAGACGATCGTCCGGCTCGGGCCCGGGCAGTTTCCGATCGGCTACTGTCCGCGTCTGAACGTCTACTCGGCGAGCTCGACCATGGGCGCGTGCACCGCGGCGGCCGCGAGCTCGCAAAACCTGATCCAGTCGTTCAACTTTCAGGGCGTCGACTGGGCGATCGAGTCGGGCGCCGGCGCGCCGACGTACGACATCACCGACGCGACCGGGCTCGCGCTCGGGATCCTCGTGCCGGCCGGAACGACCGCGGGCCTGCTCGCGCAGGGTATCCCGCTCGGCTCGGGCGCGAACCTGTCGATCACGTTCTGGGCGCGCGTCACCGGCACGCAGACCGGGCTCGCGGTCGTGCTTGAGAACGCCGCGGCGGTCGCGAAGCAAACCGTCAACGTCACGCTGACCTCGACGTGGACGCGCTACGTCGTCAACTTCACGGCGTGGGACGCATCGACGGTGAGCGGAGCGATCGCGTTCCGGTCGCAGTTCGGCCTGCTCGACCTCGAGCTGTCGCACGTCGTCCACGTGCAGATGGGCACGGACGTGTCGCCGCTGATCCCGCACCTGCCCGGCGGTCAGCTGTCGCAGGACGTGATCGCGACCTACGCGGCGCCGGCCGGGTCCGGCGAAATGCTCCTGCAGCTCAACGAGGAGGGCGAGCTCGACGTCTACGGGACGCACGCGGGCGCGGCGTCGCCGCCGACCTCGACCATCGTGTGCGTGGACGACGGCGTCGACTCCAAGAATCGCCGCGAGCTGCTCGTCGACTCGACCGACGACGCGCGTTTTGACCACTGGGACTCGACGCCCGCGGTCGTGTCGTCGCTCAACGGATCCGCCATCAGCTGGACGGGCAACTTCTCGCTCGCCGGTCGCTGGTGCGCGTCCGAGCTGACCGACAACGCGACCAACCCATACGCTGGGATCGCGTGCATCGACAACCTGACGCCGACGAGTGGCTACGGTCGAAACTCGACGTGGACGTACGACGGCACGCGTCTCACCAGGCTGCGAATCGGCGCCGGCGCGGAACAGGCGTTCTCGGGGTTCGTCTCGCAGGTCGTACTGCGCGCTGGTTACTCAAAGTACAGCTAGCCGTCGCACCTCGAGCCGCGACGCGTCGCCGCTTGACAGTCGCGACGGCTCGCGCGACGTTGCGTGCATGACGAAATGCGCGTGGTGTAACGAGCTGCTCGACGCGACGAAACGACGCGACGCGAGAACCTGCTCGAAGCGATGTCGACAGGCCCTCCACCGGTTCGGCAGAGACGCGTCGCGGAGGACCTACACGACGCGTCCGATGACCTTCACGTACGCCGATCCGCCGTACCCGGGGCTGTCGAGGCGCTACTACTCGGGACACGTCGACTACGCGGGCGAGGTCGACCACCGCGCGCTCCTGTCGCAACTGCAGCAGAGCGACGCGTGGGCGCTATCCACCTCGTCGCGCGCGCTGCCCGACGTACTCGCGACCGCGTGCGAGCTCGGGCTCGCGCCGCGGGTCGCCGCATGGTTTCGCGGCGTACGCGTCGTCAAGGCGCTCGGTCCCCTGCAGGCGTGGGAGCCCGTGCTCTACAGCGGCGAGCGGCGCGACCTCGAACTGGGCGCGCGACCGGACGCGGTCATCCGTTGCGCTCGGCCGAGAACGACGGATCCGCGCCGAGTCGTCGGCGCCAAGCCGGCCGCGTTCTGCTACTGGCTGTTCGACCTGGTCGGCGCGCTGCCCGGCGACACGTTCGTCGACCTGTTCCCGGGGTCCGGCGGCGTCACGCGCGCGTGGAACATTTACGTGTCGCGTTCGCCGGCGGACGCGACGTGTCGACCGTCGACGAGCGACGCCTCGTTGGACGCGTGCGCGCGCGACATGTAGCTTGTACCTCATGTCGGACAAGCGTCGGCCCTGGTGGTCGCAGACCCAACGCGACCTCGAAGGGGCCGCGGCGCGGCGCGAGCGCGCGAAGTCCCAGGCCGGTCACGACCAGGTCGGCGAGCTCGCGCGCGCGGCCGACACCGACGCCGTGCCCGACGCGTTCGAGGGTCCCGACACGGGCATCACCAAGCGCATCAACGAGGACCCCGACCTCGCGCGGCTCTACGCCCGCGACGAGCACACCCGCGAGCAGGTCCGGTCGATGGTGCTCGAGGCGCGCAAGGACGCCGCGGACCGGATCTTCAAGGCCATGGGCGACAAGCCGCCGGCCGAGCAGATGTCCGCCCTCGAGCGAACGATCCGCCGGCTGAAGGTCGTGATCACGGTGATCGCCGTGCCCGCGGTGACCTCGGCCGTGCTGGTCGGGCGGTACATCTACGACCGGGGGGTCGCCGACGAGGGGGCCCGGATCACCCTCCAGCAGGAGCGCGACCGGGTCGACGCCCTGGCCTCACAGCTCGACGCCTACGCGCGTGAACTCGCCGAGGTACGCGACACCGCGCGCCGCAACGCGGCGCTGCTGGAGGGCCTGGAGACGCGTCAGGGACGCTGATTGGACAGGTCCGGGTCCCGCATGTAGGCTCCAGGGCATGAACACCCGCGCCCTCGTACTGGCCTTCATACTCGGCACGTTCTGTCTGACCGTCGGGGTTCACGAGGGGGCGATGTACTTGGGTCGCAACGCCGCGGCGCAGCAGCTCGGCTCCGGGTCCGCCGGGTCGGCTGGGTCCGCGGGGTCGGCGATCGCGGCGGCCGGGTCCGGGTCCCAGGCCGCGACGCCCGCGCCCGCCCAGGTCGCGACCCCGACGCCCGCGCCGGCCATGAACCCGGCGACCGAGGTCGGGATGATCGAGAAGTTGTGGCGCGGCGGATCGCTGCTCGCGGCCGGCGCGGTCGCGGTCTACCTGCTGCTGTCGCTCGCCGCGAAGGTCGACAAGGTGCACGCGTTCTACATCTCGGCCGGCATGGCCGCGCTCGGGACGCTGGTCGAGTCGATCATGAACGGCACGACCCCGACGCTCGCGATGGTCGTCGGCGCGGTCGCCGTGTTCGCCGGCATCGTGGCCAAGGGACCGACGTCCGCGTGAGCCTGGCGATCGCCGCCATCGCGCTCGGCGCCGCGGCGGTCGCGGCGGTGGTCTACATGGCGCGGCAGCTCGCCGCCGCGCGCCAGGCCGAGCTCGACGCGCGCGCGAGCGAGGCGAACCTCCGGGTCGCGGACGCGGACGCGAGCGCCCAGCTCGCAGCCGCCGCGGTCGCGCGGCAAGAGAAGCGCGGCGACGCGCTGGAGAAGGAGCTGAGCGATGACGAGGCTACTCCTATCGGCTCTGGCCGCGACCGCCTGCGCCAGCTCGCCGGCGTGCCCGCCCCCGGCGACCCCGGCGGCGGTCGTGGTACCGGGAAGTCCTGACTGCCTGACGCAGCCGCCGCCGGCGTTCCCGCCGATGGTGGACGCGTGGCTCGCGGGCTCGGCGGCGCCGACGCCCGCCCAGCTCGAGGCGATCGAGGTCTACGCCGCTGACGTCACCGCCTACGCGCGTCGCGCGTGGACGCTGTGCGGGACGGCGCCCAGGTGACGAACCTGCTCGCAGACTGGGCGTCCGTCGACGGCAACCGCCCGCCCGACCTGTCGGCCGCGCGCGGCGCCGGACTCGTCGGCGGGATCATCCGCGGCGACTACTCCGACTGGAGCGACCCCACGTTCGCGCGCGACGCCGACGCCGTGCGCAGGGCGGGGCTCGTGCTCGGGGCGTACGTGATGCCGGACTACTCGGCGAACGCACCCAGCGCGGCGCAGCAGGTCATGGCAGCGAAGCGCGGCGCCGCCCTCGTGCCCGGGCTCGACCTGCCGCCGTGGCTCGACGTCGAGTTCTCGAAGGGCGTCGCGGCGACCGGGCGCGGACGCACCATCGCCGAGGACCGGACCGGGCTCGCGGGCTTCATCGGCGACATGCTGAAGGCGCTCGACGACGCGTTCGGCTGTCGCGCTGGCGTCTACGGGTCGCAGCGGGTCGTCGACACCGACGACACCGACACGCTCGCGGGCGCGGCCGACGCCGAGCTCGCCGATCGCTGGTGGTGGGTCGCGCGCTACGCGCTGCCGTACCACGCCGAGCCCGGCGCGGCCGCGGCGGGCCTGCTGCCGGGTCCGCCGGTGCCGCGCGCGGCGGGCGACTCCGACGCGTGGGTGTGCCACCAGTTTCAGGGCGACGCGGTGCACTTCCCGGGCTTCTCGGCGACGGTCGACGTCAGCCGCTGGCACTACTTCACGTGCGCGTCGCCGCGCGGGGGCACGCGCTGGGCGCGCTACGCGAAGCTCCTCGGCGTCGACCCGATGTGCATCGCGAGCGAGATGGACGAGGCGATCCGAGCCTTCCAGGCCCGCGCGGGCCTGTCGGTCGACGGCGTGCTCGGCCCGGTCGGACACGCGCACCTCGGATGGCTGCGCGCTTGAGAGGCGAGCGGGTCGGCGGGGTGATCAGCGAGCGGGCGACCCGCGGCGGTCGCCGGGTAGACGTCTACTTCGCGAGCTGCGAGGGCTGTCGCGCGCGCGGCGCCGAGGCCCCGGACCCCCGCGCCGCGCGTCGGATCGCGGTCGCCGCCGGCTGGGTCGCGAAGAAGATCCAGCGGCTCGGCGGCATGATGGTCACCCGCGTGTGGGACGTGCGCTGTCCGTCGTGCGCTACGGCGGGCAGTTCGACCCGCACTGGCTAGGGTCGATGCACTTCTCGTAGCTGGGCAGGCAGTAGCTCCACCAGTACGAGCCATCGACCCACCACGCGGTCAGCGTGTCGTCGCTGCCGCTCGCGCCGGGACACGCGACCGAGCACAGCGGCAGGTCGCCGGCGTCCGGTCGCACGGGCGCGGCCGCGTCGACATCGCGCGCGTCGACCGGCGCGGCGTCGCGGTCGCCGAACCCGCCGTCGCGCACACACTCCTCGCGCGTGCCCGCGCACTCGCCGCCGTCCGACTGCGGATGGTCGTGCGTCGCGGCGACGCAGCACGAACACGCGAGGGAGAACAGGACGAAGTAGAGATGGCGCATCACGAACCCTCCTTGGCTGGCAGCCTCTGCAGCAGCACGTCGACGAGACCGGCCGCGCGACGCAGGTCGGCGAGCGCGCCGTCGAGGGCGGCGATCGGACCGAACGCGCCCGGGGTCCCGCGCAGGCCCTCGCGGGCCAGCGTCGCCGACTCCAGCGCGGCGTCGACCGCGACCCGCGACGTCATCGCGCGCCTGCGCATCACCTCGAGCTCGACGGCGGTCACGGCGTCACCGCCCGGATCCACTCGAAGTCGGGCCCGGTGCCGATGTGTTTGGTCGCGTCGAAGTCAAGCGACTGCTGGAAGCACGGCCAGCACTGCCGCTTGCCCTTCGCGAACCGCAGCCAGCCGATCGCCGGCCGCAGACACGTCGCGCACACGGCCATCGCCGGTGCAGTCGCGAGCTTGTGGTGCGGCGGACAGATACCGATGCCGGTCGCGCCGGCCGGTCGCACGTCGACGTCCGCGACCGCTGCGCGCTGGAAGCGACCCGGCGCGACCTCGATCTCGGCGACCGAGCGCACCCCGCCGCCCGGCAGTCGACGCGGTGGCAGCGCGGCCACCGCCTTGCCGCCGCTGCAGTTCGCGTACTCGCAGCAACCCTCGAGCGACGCGGCGAGCGCGGCGAGCTGCTCGTCGTCGAGCCCGACCAGCGCGGCGACGCGCTTCGCGACCTCGTCGCGCGTGTGGACGTCGTCGTCGGGCAGCGGCGTCACGCGCTCCAGCAGGCGGTTGGTCGGCGCGTGCAGCACGGTCACCTCGCGACACGAGGGCGGACCGGCGAAGTGCTGCGCGAGGACGATCACGCCGTTGGACAGGTCGCAGCGGACGGTTGGCTTGCGGGTCACGGACGCACCGGCCTTCCGTCGGCGCCGACCACCACAACGGCGTCGACCGTGACCTGTCCGGCGACCTGAGCGATCGGCGGCGTGCGGCGGTCGAGCTCGTCGCAGATCTCGAAGTGCGCCGCGGCGAGCGTCGCCTTCGTGTCGTCGGAGATGTCGTCGTCGAGGTCCTCGGGCACGAGGAACCGGTCGAGCAGGCCGTCCGGCTTCGTGAGCAGGACGATCAGCGCGCTCGTGCCGAGCTGCGCGACCTCGGCGCGAAACCTCGCGAGCGCGGGGTTGCTGTGCATCTTGAGGGCGCGACGCAGGTCGATCTCGCTCATGCTACGCGCGCGCTCCTCGAACGACTTCGGTACGAATGACGTGGTCACGTGGTTCCCCTTCCGCCGAGTCCCGCGGCCCAGGTGAGGGCCGCGGCGGCCGCGCGGCGGTGCGCGGGTTCGTTGTACAGGTGGTTGAGTCCGCTGGGATGCGGGATGCACACGACGTCGTGCCAGCGGAGCACGTCGGCGTGCGGGTTGCGGGTCCGCGCGTAGTCGTAGAACGCACCGAGGCCGAACGCGCGGCCGACCCCGACGCCGAGCAGCAGGATGCGAAACTCGCCGTCCATGTCGTCGAGCTCGCGCAGCAGCAGCAGCGCGGCGCGCTCGGCCTCGGTCGCCGAGAACTCCTCGCGGCAGAGGTTGCGACGCAGCAGGCGACCGAGGAACACGCCGGGCGGCATGCGCGCGAACCCCATCAGACGACCGGCGCTGCTCGACGCCGGATACGGGAACAGCGCATGACGGATCGATGACCTCGGCCCGGGTGCCTCGCCGACGACCACGCCGACCGGCGGACCCTCAACGTCGCGCTGGTGAACGCCGAGCTTGACGCGGGCGAGGCGCAGCTCGTCGGCCGACAGGTGCGCGCAGCGCGCGCGGATGACCTCGCTCGGAATGGTCAGCACTTGACGCTCACCAGCACGTCGCCGATCTCGGCGGCGATCGCCTCCAGTTCGGACGAGATGTCCGTGTCGGACAGGATGACGTCGCGTCGCAGCGCGAACGCATGCACGTAGCCGAGCACGGCGACGCGTACGAGGTTCGCGTCGAGGTCGGCGTCGCCGGTCACGCGCTTGGGAATCCCCTCAAGCGCGGCGCGCACCGCCTCGCGGATCGTCTGCACCTGGCGCTCGGTCACGGTTTTTCCCATCCATCGGCGTAGTCGCCGAGCCATTTGGGCACGACTAGTCGTCCTCCCCGAAGAACCGGCCGCGCTCGAGGTTCTCGCGCATGGCGTCGCGACGGGCGTCGACGCCGACCGAGGCGAACTTCGCGGCGATCGCGTCGCCGCCGATCGCTCGCTCCAGTCGCGCGCGCAGCAGTTCGGTCGCCGCGGCGACCGTCTCGGCGAGCGTCGCCCCGCCCGCGACCTGCAGAAGCCCGACGTCGCCGTACAGCGTGACCGCGAACGGGCACGACGCGCCGGCGACGACGTCGACCGCGAGCCCGGTCACGCCGAGTTTCGCGAGCTCGACGCCGAGCTGCGCGATGGTAGTGGCGCCGTCGACCTTCACGACGACGCCTCCAGCGTGACGCGGTAGATCGATTCGATCTCGGTCGGGTGGTCGCCGACGTCGACGAACTTCACCGAGGTCACGCGGACGCCGATCAGACGTTCGGCCTCGACGCGAATCGCCTCGTCCGACGTTCGTTCGTCTTCGCTCTGGTGGTGGACCGCCACGTTGTCGGTGGTGCCGTCGACGTAGCCGTCCGGGGTGTTGAGTAGGTGAACGATCACGGGACCTCCGGTGCGAAGGCGGCGGCCTCGCGCGTCCAGCCGCGGCTGTCTGCGTACTCGCGCAGCGCCTCGCGGACGAGCGCGCTCGCGCCGAGCTTCGCGCGCTCGGTCATCGACATCAGGGCGGTGTTCGCCGCGTCGGCGAGGTAGATCGACAGCGGCGACCGGCGGATCGCGAGCCGCTGGCGCACGTCCTCGCCGGCCGCCTTGCGGCGCGTGAGGTCGGAGACCCGGTCGCGCAGGTAGCGGAGGTCGCGCGACATGCACGTTCGACCCGTCAGTTTTGTGATGGTGCGGCGCAGCTGGTCGACCTCGACGTCGGCCGCCTCCCTCGCGCTCACGGCTTCACCTCGTCGAGCACCTTCACGAGCCGCGCGTCGAGGTCGTCGTCGCCGGTGACGAGCTTGAGCGCGTCCTCGACGCCCTGCCACCAGGACAGCGTCTCGGCGCTGGCGTTCTTGTGGGGCATCTTCTCGATCGCCTCGAGCAGCCTGCGCTGCGTCGCCTTGTCGACGACCCCGCCCGAGCTGGCGGGCTTCTTCTTCTTCGCGACAGCGGTGCGCGCGGCGCGCAGGCTCGGCTTCTTCCCGTCGGCACCGGCGACCGAGATCGACTGCAGCGCCTCGGCCTGCCGGTCGGGGTCCTTCAGCCGCGCGATGGTCGCGCCCGCCGACTGCGACAGGCGACCGGAGTCGACCGCCGCCTTGACCTGCGGGATCGCGTGGTCGTCGTAGTGCAGCCACTGCTGCAGCGTCGACAGCGAGCAGCCGAACGAGACCGCCGTGTCCTCGACGGACACGCCGCGCGCGAGCATCCGCTTCGCCTTGGCGATCTTGGTCGGCACGTCGTCGCCGACGCGGACCTCGTTCGTCGACACCATCGCGCCGAGCAGGCTCGACTCGCCGGTGGCGCGGCGCACCTTCGCGTCGACCTTGATCGGCGGCTCGCCCCGCTTCTTCCGGCGCGCGTTGACGACGCGGGCCGCGCGGACGCGCTGGCGACCGTCGACCACGTAGGCCAGGCCGTCGTCGCCGACCTTCGCGATCAGGATCGGCACCATCACGCCGTAGGCGTCGATGTTGGCGATCGTTTCCTCGGCCAGCGGCATGTCGACGCGTTCATCGTGCAGTTCGTGTGACTCGTCAACCTCGGTGTCGAGGTGACCTCGTTCGTCGGGCGGCAGCGACTTGCCGCCGACGATGACCAGCTCGGCCGGGTCGGCGACGTAGATGCTATTGCGCGCGAACTCGAATCCCTTCTTAGTGGACATACTCTCCTCCGTTTGATGGAACGTTTCGATCGTCAGGCGCCGTAGTCCCCGCCCAGCCCCCACGTGTGGCGCTCGGTCATGCTGCCCGGACAACCCATGTCCGCCGGGTGAACGTCGCCGCAGGTGTCGCACTCGTCTACGTCCTTCGTCATAAATAGATAATAGCTATTCCGTCCGCCGTGTAAAGCGGAATCTAGTACCTATTCCACAAGTGCGCGCACCCGCTGGCGATCCGTCGGACGATCCCGCGCCCGGTCACCGAGCCGGGTCGCCGTGGAGTCGCCGCCAGAGCAAGTCGAACGCGACGGCGGCAGCGAGCGGAACTACGGCGTTCCCGAGGGCGTGTAGCTGGTCGGTTCGATCTCGGTCCAGCCCGTCGGATATCCCATCATCCAGCAGACGAAACGTGGGCTGAGGCGGGTCCCGCCACTCGACGGGCCACTCGGACGCGCGACCGCGTCGGTCAGCGTCGTGCCCGAGTGCCGCGTGCTCGACGTCGCGACGTTGTTCGCCGTGCCGCTCGACCTCGCGTCGGTCGCTGTCGGCGTCGGCAGGAGCTTCGCGCGCGCCTGCAGCGTCGGCTTCCCGTGGTATCCGACGTCGGCTCGCTTGCTCGCGTCCGACGCGCACGGCGTCGGCAGCAGCCGACGCCGAATCGCGCCGAGCAGCGTCTCGTTCCTCACCGCATCGAGCAGCGAGCCATGCGTCCTGCTCGTACCCCCGTGCGTTCCCGTCGCGAGCGGCGTCGGTAGCATGCTCGACGTTAGCCGTTCGAGCAGCCCGCTCGCCGCCATCGCCTCCAGACTCGGCGTCGCCGCGCTCGGGCGCGTCGAGTTGATGCCGTTCTGGCTCGACCCGTACGAGCTCGCGGTCGGGGTCGGCAGCGAGGAGGAAGAGCCGATCGCGGAGGTGCGGGGCACCAACGGACGCCGCCGGAACGCAATCCCACTCCGCAACCCACCCGCACGAGGCCAGGTTGCCGACGACCTCATTGAACGCACCCGGCGCGCTGAGGAGTCCGGGAACATTCTCCACGAACAGGTATCGCGGTCCCACCTCGCGAACCACTCGCCAGACATCACGCCAGATGAACCGGTCATCCATCGTGCCGGCGCGCTTCCCGGCGAGGCTGACCGGCTGGCAAGGAAAGCCGGCAGCGACGAGATCCACTCGGCCGCGCCACGGGCCGCCGTCGAAGGTCGCGACGTCGTCCCAGATAGGAGCGCGATCCAGCCGCGCCTCGCCCATCCGGGC